TGGCATTATAATGCCACCCTTCAACGCTTTAAGACGTTTATTTTCCCACCAGAAATCCAAATTTCGGTTTTTGCTTCACAGCTTTTAAAGCTTGATTTTTCTAGGCAAATCCATATGCAGGTGACACCAAAGCAGATTGATCACGCTGTTGAGGTTTATTTGAGCTACGAAGCCTATCAAAAGGAAGCGGCTGAAGAATTGCTTCTTGCAATTGAAAATGCATACAACGAAGTCAAGAACCCTGATAGCTAAGTGTATGACAGAAAATAAACATGAACGAGATGGTGAGTCATTCATCGTTAGTGATGGGGTAAATTTAGATGAACTTGACTTGGAAAACATGGTCAGGAATGAAGTCACTGTACCTGAGATTCTCCAAACGCAATATGCCAGAGCGCCCTCCATTGAGTCCATCCCAGGGATGATCCCTAAGATCCACCAAACTCAGGAGCGGATTTGGTTGGAAATCACTTTGGACATTGATGGAACTGTAAACACTTTTCCAGGGTATGTCGAAAAACAGAAGACTACGCCTTATGTTAAATCATGGCAGCTGAGGATGGATCGAGAAAGTGCAGCGCACCTAATGATGGTAATAGCGGACTCCAACCAACATTCGGACCGAAGTGCGCTTTGCGTACAACTTAAATGGTGTTATGGTGAAAGTGAAAGGGTCATGAAGTTAGACCCACCTTCAGATATTCAGATGTTCGATGCCGAGGATATTTCTGACTCCGATTTATTTGTGAAAGTGAACTTTGAAATCTCTAAATCTTGAAATGCATGAATGAGACATAATTACGGAGGAAGGAATCGGCCATGACCAAGAAGAACAAGCCAAATAAAAACCTCCGTAAGGAATTCGAGCTACATAAGGAGCGTCGTTCACGTCACTTAAAGAACCTCATAGAAGAGTCTATTATCAACGTTCTGGCCGAACAGGATGCAGCAGCAGCCCAGCAAGCTGCAATGACGGCCGAAACCCCACCCCCAGTAGCTACCCCTGAGAACCAAGCTCAAGGTGCTCAAGACAACATGGTCAAAGAGCAATACACGGTGGATGGCATGATTGACGAGTTAAATGCTATTCGAGGAGGCAGGTCCTTTTCCGATCCTGAGGTCTACGGCAAACTTGTGACCTTCTTCAAAACCCTAGGTGAAGAGCAAAAAAACACTTTAGATACTTTGCTAACGCAGATCGCTGAGCTTATCACAGGAGTTGATGATGCACCAGCACCGCAACAAGACCAGAGCGCAGGTGCTCAACCGCCAAATCCTGGAGGTGCTCCGCAACAGAACGCACCAATGCCTGGGGCACAACAAGCAGCAGGCGCCGCCGGCGTCGGAGTAGCCTAGTAATGGATAAGTTGAGGGCATGGCTGACTAACCCTAAAGTGTTGTTGGTCATAGCCGTTCTTCTTGTTATTTTGAACTTTATTGACGGTGGCTTTTCTTTCTGGGCAATCTATGTTGCTCAGATTGCTTACGAGGCAAACCCTATCATGGCAGCTCTTATGGCTGTTTCGCCGTATGTCTTTCTCGTCTTCAAGGTAATAGTCCCGACAATTGCGTCATATGTTCTCTACAAGTATCGGGAACAACCAATTAGAGGTGTAAAAGTTGCCACCTGGATTCTCTGGGCTAGTTTTTTTCTGTATGTAGGATTGATGGTTCATTTCGGGTTTCTTTTACAGACAGCTATGAATGCTGGCTTTCTATAGAATTTTTCTATTTGGGTTCACACTTCCTACCTAAGGTAGTACAGTATTGTTGTCTTCGATGACGAGGACGACGAAACATTCTAAAGAATGACCGATTTACGAAGAAAAGTTGAACTGCGACGATTCCGCTTGAGACGGAATGAAGATGAGTCTGGTGTTTCTGGCACTGGCTACGTAGCTGAAGGTGTCAAGTTTACAGATGGGCAGTGCGTCATAAAGTGGTCCACAGATACCAGCAGTATTGGCATTTATCATTCCTGGGTAGAAATGATGGCGATTCATGGGCACGGCGGTAAAACCGAGATTGAATGGGTTGATGCAGAATCCCTCGGTGGCAGTGGAGCAGCGGAAAATCCCTCTAAACCTACTAAAAAGAAAAAGTAGAAAACTGGTTCACAAACACACACCGAAGTAGTACAATGATTCTTAGGTTGACAAGCAAGACAAAACGTCAAACAAACGACCGAGAGAAAAATCACACACAAAGTAGATAAATCGGTTTACAATCCTACTTAGAAGTAGTACAATGATTCTTACGCTCAACGAAGCAACTTCCTGAGCGCTGCATAGCAGCCACGCTGCAACACTTGACTCTGTCCTACTAATCAGTATGATGGTCACCCTAACCAGGTGAATTTGTGGGTTCAAATCCCCGTAGAGTCACTACAAATCTTCGGATTTGGATTTCTTCTATACTGCTCCACGAGAGTATAGATTCATTAGTTCGTTGAAAACTGAATACGTCTTACAGTTCATCTGCACTGTTACCAGAAAGCAGATGATGTAAAGACGAGCTACGTTAGTAACCATGGTTTATTCTGTGGAGGAAGCGTAGCCGTCTAAACTTGCAGCATTGGTGTAGTGGAAACATCTTTGGCTTCCAACCAAAGGTCACGAGTTCGAACCTCGTATGCTGCTTTTTTCTCAGGCCCTCCCGAGGTAACTTTCGGGTCCTGCGTGAACAAGAGATTGGTTGTCTTTTCTGGGAAAATGGGATGTTAGCATCAAGGAGATGCAACGGGTTCCTCGACCCTATCGAGGCAGGTTCAATTCCTGTGCATCCCACTTACAAATGACTAACTTGGAAGGTGGATGAAGTTCACTGCTAGTTTCATCACTGTGGGGTGAGGACAGTGAGTCGCAACTCTCCCCAATTTGGGTTCTTAGTGTAACTGGATTAGCACTCCAGATTTGTTAATCAACAGTCTGGGTTCAAATCCCAGGGAACCCACTGGAGCGAAAGCCCGTGCACGAAGGCTTGACAGTCGGAGAGACGACATTTCTAGGTCACTGGTGTAATGTAGCATGACGATCTCCAAAATCGTTCGGTCTGAGTTCAAGTCTTAGGTGGCCTGTAAATCCTAGAACTGAAGGTTCCTGCCCTGGGCAGCGAAAGCTGGTTGGTAGCCTTCAAAATGTCTTCGACGCCGACAGGAACGGCAGCTCGCCTTCTAAGCGAGTTTTTGAGGGTTCGAGTCCTTCCGAAGACGCTGAGAGTGTAAGACTGCCGATTATGGCAGCCCCTGCACTCGATTAGGGGCATTGGTCCAGTGGTTGAGGACGCTAGGCTGTCTACTTAGAAGCACGGGTTCGATTCCCGTATGCCCCGCTAGTTTCCGTTCAGGAAACAATAAATGAGCCGTGTAGCCTGAGGGCCTAGGAGAGTCGCTATCTCTTAGAAGTTCGAACCCCATAGGGCAGCGGCATATAGGATCGTAGCATAACTGGTAGTGCGCCTCCCTGTCACGGAGCGAGTGTGCGAGTTCAAATCTCGTCGGTCCTGTCAAGTTCTATTTCTAGAAATATGTGTATAACCTCGATAAGTGAGGGAACTGTTTTTTCTATCCTCCTACTTAGAAGAGTAACGGCAAATGTTTCTACCGAAAAAGTTGTTTTGCCGTGCTATTTACTGTCAAGGGTAAAAGGTTATGACAAGAATCACACTTAGAACATTGAGAGCCATGATCCGTGAAGCGGTTCGTGAAGAAATGAAGAACGGCCTAAACGAGGCAGGCTTCATGGGCGCCGGCGGTAAAATGCAAGGCGCTCAACGGGGTGGAGTAGGTAGTCGTCAGGCACTTTCCAAAACTGGTGGAATGACAGGTTATTCCTCCATGAATTTGGATGAGTTGGTTGCAGCGATGAAATCAGCCTCCGAGGCAGATAAACCACACATCAAAAAGGCTATCACAGCTCAGCTCAAGGCAGCTGGCTGGTGAGCAAATAGCTGGTATTACCAGCTTTTAGAGAAAAAAACTCTAAATAGGTTCAAAAGACCTGATTATAGTGTTATACTCTTAGGTAGGAAGTCAAACAGACCTTTTACCTAAGAGTACGACATGGAATACCAGAACTTTTCGATCAATACTGCTGAAGATCTTGTCAAGGGATTTGCCATTGGCATCCGAGACAAGGTCATTGACCTCACTGAGGTTCGAGATATCGTATTGGCGAGTACGGATGATGAGCGACTTACCCAAGTTGTTCTTGAGAAGGTCCAGCTGGAGTTGGAGTGCATGGAGCACTTTGCTCTCAGGGTAGCTGCTACGGCAGCCTGAAAAAAAGCTGTTCACAATCATTTATGTCTGTCCTAAACTACTTAGGTAGACAACATGGGGCCTTAGTGCTAACGGGAACACACCTGCTTTGCACGCAGGAATTAAGGGTTCGATTCCCTTAGGCTCCATTATGAACTGCATAACCAACTGTAGTCAAGGAACGTCACTGTAGATTCAAGACGTGACTGCTCGGAGAGTCGAGCAAAACTTCGGTGGTGTCAGGCTTCAAGATACTCCACCTAAAACAGACTGGTAGTGAAGTAGGTACGTTCCACCACAAGGGGCAGACAAGTGGTAGGAAATGAAGACCTGCCCGTTCTCGGTCGTTGGTGTCAGCGGCAGCACACTGGGCTCTTAACCCACGAAGCAGAGGTTCGAATCCTCTACGACCGACTAAACTTGGGACGTTAGCATCAAGGCGATGCACTGGCCTTTTAAGCCATCTGAGCTGGGTTCGATTCCCAGGCGCCCCACTATGAAAAAGTGTTCTTCTTGCAAAGTATCCAAAACGAGAAATGAGTTCAATAAAAACTCTTCTAAGTGTGATAACCTTCAAAGCATGTGCCGTGCTTGCAATAAGAAAACTGCTAAAAATTATTATGCTAAAAACAAGTCGCATCACCGATTAGTCTGTAGCCAGATTAAAAAAAGGCGCATCAGAGAAAATCAAAATAAACTTTTCGAGGTGCTACGCAGAAGTGAGTGTGTTGATTGCGCTGAAAGAGATCCGTTGGTATTAGAATTTGACCATGTCCAAAAAAAGGACCACGGAATATCAGAGTTGCTTTGTGGTGGGTATAGCTGGCACCGAATTTTTGCTGAAATGAAAAAATGTGAAATACGCTGTGCAAACTGCCACAACAAGAAAACACACCAAGCAAATAATTCGTATCGTTGGAGGCTTTTAGTTGAACTAAAATCTTGTACGTCTCACTAAACGAGGTTCACATGTTGATTCAAGTATGGAAAGATAGTAATGGACTAGGTGTTATGCCGAAGCCAAATGCTGATGCGCTCTGGGAGAGCGGTCACATGTGTATCAACGCAGTCCTCGTTCGTGAATATGAAGCAAAAACCTGGTACGAAGCGATGTGTAAGCATCATGAGTTTCAAGGTTGGGGCGAGTACAATCCTCCTCGGCTAATGAATGGTGACATCGACCCTGTGGTTTTACAGCCACTAGATGATGTGTGATAATAATGTCCTATAGTAGACTGGTTTAGCCATCTCGATCAATCGATGATAAATTATGAACTTAGTTCGGATGAGTACGACTAACAAGGGTTGCAAGTTCATTGCTTGCCTGGGGGCCTCCAAACGCCTCTGGTAGTTTAATGAAAACACTTGTAAATTTTCTTCTTACTCCAGCAGAGTAAGAATATGGCGCAGTCTTCTAATGGCTTAGGAACCTTGGCTTTCATCCAAGACAATGTGGGTTCGAGTCCCATCTGCGTCACTCAATGGTCCTGTCGTCTACTATGGTTTAGGACACCAACCTCTCAAGTTGGAGAACCGAGTTCGAACCTCGGTGGGATCATTCGAATAGGTTCTAGTTTCAGCGACTAAATTAAAATAGCACGCCAGCTATGCCTAAAACATGGCCGAGTGGGGGAATTGGCAGACCCGCAGGATTAAGGATCCTGTTCCCATAAAAAGGAGTGCAGGTTCGATGCCTGTCTCGGCTACTATTTTGGTGCGAGCTTCAAGAAAGTCCCTACGAGTACTGAAGCCCTGGTTTAGGGAGCAGCAGTTATGTCACTTGCCAAATCCGTGAGTGGAGAATGACGGCATCAACAATTTCAAGAGGTTCCCCCGAGTCAGTGGGGATTAAAGCGGAGATTCGGCGAACGCCTCTTATTTGCTCGAATGGTGGAATGGCAGACACACACGCCTGAGTAGCGTGACCACGAAAGTGGGTAAGAGTTCGAATCTCTCTTCGAGTACTAAAAGAGAAGATGGTTCGCAGGGTGACGGCGACTAATAATCGCTGGTGAAACGACGCCGTACATCTTGAAAATCTCTTTCTTTGATATCGTGGGTTGGAAAAGTAGCAATTCGCTAGGCTCATAACCTAGGGATACTCAAAACAAAAACTTTAGATAGAACTTTCCCAAATTGGAAAGATTTCTATTTCCCGATGGGGGCAATGGCGCAATGGCGTGCCAGCGGACTGTAAAATGTTACACAGACATTTGAAGTTCGGTTACTCATACTAAAAGTATGAAGTGTTTGGAGTGTTCAAACCCTTTGGAAACAAAGGATGCAAAGAAGTTTTGTTCCCGTTCTTGTTCGGCAACGTTCAATAACAGGAATCGAGTTCTGACTTCTAAAACCAAGTCTAAGATCAGGGTCGGCGTTCTTGGTTTCCATGCTGAACTTCCAAGAAGTCAGTACGATTATGTGTGTGACAAATGTTTGGCTGCATTCACTTCGTATGTTTATATGAGGAAAAGTCGATCGGTTAGATGCAAATCTTGCAAAAGGGTGGTGAAGAGAGCAACTAAGGATGCACGGTCGATTTTGGAGTTATCAAAACGAACAATAACCAAGTTGCTTAAAAGAGCTAACTTTGGTTGCGTTATGTGTGGCTGGGATCGCACGACGTTGGACATCCATCACATTTTGCATAGAAGTAAAGGTGGAACCGATGCACACCAAAACTTGATAGCATTATGTCCGAATTGCCATCGTTTGGCACATGAGGGCAAATATGACTTAGGGATACTCAAAACAAAAACTTTAGATAGAACTTTCCCAAATTGGAAAGATTTCTATTTCCCGATGGGGGCAATGGCGCAATGGCGTGCCAGCGGACTGTAACTCCGTGGCCTTCGGGCGGGTAGGTTCGATTCCTACTGTCCCCACTTAGAAGAGAACAGATATACATAAGTCAAGTAGTCTGTGCTAGAGCGGTACTTGTAAATGTTAGTAGCCCGCCATCTTCGCATAATCTATCTCTGTTGAAGCGTATTACATCTCCAGTCACAATATTGGGGTGTAGGAAGTGGGGCTCGTAAGTGACTACGAGGAAGCAGTGCCCAATCGCTGCTACGGTTTAACAGGATTTTGGGGTCTTAGCTCACCTGGGAGAGCGTCTGTCGACATACTTATCGGTATGGACAACAAACTACTTGAACAGTATGTGCAGGCTAAGCTGAGTACATATGACATAGCTGCTGCGACTGGCAAAAGCCAATCAACAGTTAGATACTGGCTCAAGAAATACGGATTGAAAACCAGTCCATATAAGACCAAAAGGCAATGCCTGGTCTGTGAAAAGGTTTGCGCAACCACAAGGGCAAAATACTGCTCGAATGGTTGCCAGAACGAAGCTCAGTACAACAAGTACATCCTGGAATGGAAACTTGGAAACGTCTCTGGAAACATGAGTAGCGGAAGAAATCTGAAGCTAAGCAATCATGTTCGTCGATTCATCCGAGAAAAACACGGAGAACACTGTTCAATATGTGGGTGGAATGAGCGTCACAAAATCACTGGTAAGGTACCAACAAACGTTGACCATGTTGACGGAAATCCGTACAATACTAGTGAAGACAACTTGAGAGTGTTGTGTCCAAATCATCACTCACTAACAGAAACTTACGGAGCTTTGAATAAAGGCAACGGTAGAAAAATGGGGCTTTAACTCAGCGGGAGAGTGTTACGCTGTCAGACAAAAGGTGAAGGGTTCAAGTCCCTTAGGCTCCACTAAGAGAAGATGGTTCGCCGCCAATGGCCTGTGAAACGGCCGAATGGTTATGGTCTTGAAAATCTCTTTCATGGGTTCATGGTCTAATAGATTTGACACCACTCCTTCAGCCTACCTAGGATAAAGCTGTAGTGAAGTGTTTAAACGGCAAGACACACGCTTGCCGGCGTGTAATGCAGGTTCGAGTCCTGTTGAATCTACTAACTGTTCTGACGCTGGCAACGTAAATGCTGAAGCTGGGTTAGCTACCAGTGGATAAGGGCCCTTGAATGGGTAAGCTATATAATCCATCAATAGTAAGTAACTTATAGTTTAACTGGAAAAACGCCCATACGGGAGATGAGGGTTCGAGCCCCTCTGAGCCAAAACTAATGAGATTTCGGTGTACAACGAATCAGGATTTATGGTAGAGGTTTGAGTCCTCCGCAGAACGCCAATTTTCGAGAATAGATGGTTCGCAGGTCATGAACTTGCCGTACGTCTTTTCTCGTTTGCCGCCTAAGCTAATCTGGTGAAAGCGCCGAGTTGATTAGGCAGCATAAACTATTGTAGCCATACTAACAATATGGAACTGCACGGTCTACGCACTTGAAAAATAGATTATTACAAGCTAAGGTGATTGAGAATCAATGCCATGCTTGTGCACAAATACCCACGTGGAAGGGCAAGAAATTAGTTATGGCCTTGGACCATATTAATGGTGTGAGAAACGACAATAGACTTGCAAATTTGAGGTTACTTTGCCCGAACTGCAATTCACAACAGCCTACATTTTGTAGGGCAAACGGAGCCTGAGCAAGTGAGGTCATTGCGCTGGTCTGAAAAACCAGAGAACTCGGATCGATACCGAGAGGTTCCACTAAGTGCCTCGGAGAGTCAGGAACAAAACCTGAAGGCGGCACTAAGAGTAGATGGTTCGTTTTACGTCAACCGCCTCCCTAAAAGGGGATAAGGAACGATTTAGCTGTACGTCTCTCAATTTCTAGCCTAGCCAAGTGGCAAGGTGTTCACTTATAGTTTGTTTGTGATAGGATACTATCGTGTCACACGCATCAGAAAAGGTAAAACTTTGGCGTCAACAAACCAAAAAACGGATAGTAAAAGCTTTTGGAGGTTCATGTGGTATATGTGGATATAGTCGTTGTAACGACTCTTTAGCGCTTCACCATATCAACCCAGAAGAAAAAGACTTTTCCTTAGGGGCTATCAGAGCTAATGCTTGTTCATGGGCGAAGATAGTTGTTGAACTTAGAAAGTGCATATTGGTGTGTCATAATTGCCATTCAGAAATTCATGCAGGCCTGGCGCATGTGTCGAAAGACATCACAAGGTTTGATGAGAGTTTCGCTGAATATCGGAAACCTAAACCGAAGTTTAGCGGCGTTTTTTGTCACTGTGGTCAAGAATTGACTTTTGAACAAAAGAAGTACTGTTCGAATGTTTGTTATGGACTAAAAAACAGAAAAATTGACTGGGATGCATTTGATCTATCAGCGTTGTACGCCAAATATCCTGTTACACAAATAGCAGATATACTTGGCGTCAGTGACCAGGCTGTGCATAAAAGGCTGAAAAAATTAGGTTTGAAATAACAATATTCTGGGGTGGCCAAGTGGTAAGGCGATCGGCTGTTAACCGATAGAGCGTGGGTTCGACCCCCACCCCCAGAGCTAACTGATTACCGTTCTAAACCCTCAAACTTTATTATTTGAGGACTTGTCGGTTGGTTTTATATCTTAGCAGATACAAAATGCTATTTTCGGGGTTCGTCTAATGGCAGGACCGTGGTTTCTGGTACCACTAATGGGAGTTCAAATCTCTCACCCCGAGTAATTTGGAAGGTACGGTGCATGGTGCACAACCAGTCTTGAAAACTGGCGCATGTGAAAGCATGGTGGTTCGACTCCTCTACCTTCCGCTCAGTAAAGTGAAATATTCGGGAGTAGTTCAATGGTAGAGCGCTTGACTTTGAATCAAGTGGTTGTGAGTTCGAGTCTCACCTCCCGATTTTGGAAGATAAACCTAGAGGGTTCTGGGGCTAGTTTGCTAAACTAAGTGGTCAAGAAATTGACTGGGGATCAAGACCTCTATCTTCCGCCAACTCATTCCCGAGTGTTCTAATGGTTTATGATGCTGACCTCTGAAGTCATGCGATGTTGGTTCAAATCCAGCCTTGGGAGCTAAATGGTCAAATAGCTGGTTTTCTAAAATGGCAAATCCCCATTATTGGGTTTACACTACCAGCTGATTGTGTTTCTATTAGAGAATAGAGAAACGGGTCGCAAAGACCTAGCTACTCTAGACCTTGAAAACTGAATAAGAATACCACGCTTCATAAGCATTGTTGGTTCGATGCACTCGCCTTGTAAGCGAGAGAGAACGGTTCGAGTCCGTTATGAAGCTCTCGAATAGGCTGTGCTTGTCTGGTCACCTAAGGCTGTTTCACAGCCCCACTATCAGTGGAACCAGAGTATGCTCGCATAGTTCAATGGAAGAATATTCGGCTTCGAACCGAACGATCAAGGTTCAAATCCTTGTGTGAGTGCTAGAATAGCGACCGACAGTGTTTGGTCACCTAAGGGTGTTTCGGTCCCATCTTGAAAGATGAAACCAAGGTATGCTCTGTTAGTGAAATTGGATTATCACGCTACCCTACGAAGGTTGTATTTCAGGTTCGAATCCTGGACAGAGTGCTGAAATGCGTTATTAGTTTAGTGGTAAAATTCCTGCTTGCCATGCAGGGGTCCCGAGTTCGACCCTCGGATAACGCTCTTAGACGGGGACAGTTGGTAACACTGGCAGCGAATTGCAACCTCGCTTTATAGAGTTCGATTCTCTACTCCGTCTCTCAAAAAAATGCTTCCTTAGTATAGTGGTTCATTACACAAGCTGGCTGAAAGTTGTCATATTTTCGATATGAAGCTAAGCAAAAGCGAAGCAGGTAGACTTGGCGCTGCTAAGTCCAGACTGATTACAGCGGCGAACTATCAGAAAAGATTGGAAATTTATAGGGGCAGCCCTAAGCTTTGCGAAGGGTGTTCAAAGCCTATTGAATATGTCAAACGACAAAACAAGTTTTGCAATCATTCGTGTGCTGCTAAATACACCAACGTCCAAAGGGCTGGGTACAAAGCCAGTGCCATCAACAAAAATTTACAATGCTTCAACTGCAAGAAGAAGACTTCTTCAAATAGAAACAAGTATTGCAGTCATAGGTGCCAACAGAGCTTCCAACACAAGGCCTGGGTTCAAAGGTGGTTGGCTGGCCAGGAAGATGGCATAGTCTCCTCGGGAATGAGCACTTCGGCATCCATCAAAAGATGGCTAGTTGAAAGTTACGGTGAAAAATGTGTGTTGTGTGGATGGGATGAGGCAAACCCTCACTCAGGTCGAAGGCCTCTCAATATTGACCACGTTGATGGTAACAGCGTAAATAACAGGCCAGAAAATGTGAGGCTGCTTTGCCCAAACTGTCACAGTTTGACTTCTACGTTTGGAATCCTCAACAAAGGAAATGGTCGAGCAATTCGACGGCAACGACGAAAAACAGATAAGATCAAGTATTGTTGAACACGCCTCTTTGGTATTAATGGTTTATTACGCTGCTGTGGTATAGCAGAAATCCCAGTTCAATTCTGGGAAGAGGCTCTTATGAATGAAAAGGTCGAAAAGGTAACACCCTCCCCAGAAAACTGGGAGAAGTTCCGACAGGCTGGTATGCTTTGGTTCGTGAATAGAATCTTGCATGTATTCAACTGGTCAATCATATGTTCGTACGACGAGGAAGGGAACTTCCTTCAAGCGTGGCCTGAACAAACCACATGGAAAGGTTTCCCGTCCGACTCTGAAGAGGCTGGCTACGAAAAAGTAGAACAGTTCTTGAAGGATGAGTTCGGGAAACTCTAAATCAATGTCCGATAGCTCAGTGGCAGTAGCGCCTGCTCGACACGCAGGAGGTCGTGGGATCGTAACCCACTCGGACTAGTAACTTACCTGGATAAGTGGAGAGGGTTGTGTATAGAGATATTCAACTTGAACACAGGTAACAAGTTCGCACCAATCGGGTATCTCCTAGTGACCAAAGCTCATTACAAATGGGTTCAAGTGTGGACGTTGAGCTTCGGCTCAATTTTCTTTGGTGGCTGAATGGCTTTAGGCGGCGGACTGTTAATCCGTGATCCGAAAGGTGTATGCTGGTTCGAATCCAGCCCAAAGAGTAAGAGAATGCCCTCGGTGACGTAGGTATGACACATCGGAGAGACGGTGAACGGTACCCAGGATTACGGAGCAGTGTAACCTGGCTAAAAACATCAGCCAAATTTTCGGAGTATAGCCAAGTGGTATGGCGCCTGCTTTGGGAGCAGGAAATCGGGAGTTCGAACCTCTCTACTCCGATATAACAGGGTATAGCTCAGTCTGGTTTTTAGAGTGCCTCCCTCGGAAGGAGGAAGCCGCTGGTTCGAATCCAGCTACCCTGACTAATGAGAAAGCCGTCATCAAACAGGCTTGACTTGCACTGGAGAGACAGTTGCAGATATCCGAGTGTAGGCTAGTCTGGTTTTGAGTCACTCCCCTTGGAAGGGAGATCACGCAAGTTCAAATCTTGCCACTCGGACTCAATATTTAGAGATTTATCTCTTATTTGTGGTGACCAAAGTGTAATTGGTATGCACGCCAAGCTGTGAACTTGGAAGACGCTGGGTTCAAATCCCCGTGGTCACATTAGGTGAACCTCGTAGCCCAATCGGTAAGAGGCGGGGCAATATAATGCCCTAACAGTGCAGGTTCGAATCCTGTCGAGGTTCGTTTTTCAGGGTATGGCTCAGACGATAGAACTCTCCGTTAGGTTCGAATCGAGCTATCCTAATTTTTGCCGCTATAGTGTCAATGGCCAAGCATACGTCCTTCGTACGGATGGGGTCTCGGTTCGAATCCGAGTAGCGGCTTCAAGACTAGTTGTTTACATAATATGCGGGTATGGTGTAATGGTAACACAAGAGATTTCCAATCTTTTATTGTGAGTTCGAGCCTCACTACCCGCTCTTACTGAGACGTGCCAGGTGTTCTTCGTGCCTGGGTAGTAACACGCACAACCATACACTGAGCTTGCGCTCCTGTCTCGGGGAGAGGTGTATGGTAGTCTAAACGGGTACTGTGTAACGAAAAAGTTCAGGTCCGAAAGCCAGGACGACCGTGAGCCGACCTTAGGTCGGGGTAGCATCAGGCTTGACAGTTGGAGAGACAACATTTCGCACGATTGGCCGATTGGGGAGGCGCTTGCTTTACACGCAAGTTCAGAGTGGTTCGATTCCACTATCGTGTATCTGCCGTTGGTATTATGTTCAAAAGAGGTACGGTATGTGATACTATGATTGTATACTTACTACGGGTACCAACAAATGACTTCTAAAAGCAACTTCATTGAACTACTATTTGCTAAGCGTCTAGGTAACATGGATGAGATCCATGAAGCATCCCTGGGCAGGGTAATGCAGCACGCTTCAAACGCTGAAACGAATGGTTTTGCCATTCTAACCTCTTGGAGGCAGAGCCTTTCTCGTAAAGAGAACTTAGAGCTGTTTGCTGACTTGAAGGGAACCTTGCGAGGCATGGGCCTAGGGTTCAATACTTTGACTGGCCACTGGCGTGAGTGCCAGGACACTACGGTTCCATATGAGGACTGCCCTGAAGAAGAATTGATCGATGCAGTAGAACCTAGTGTGTTCGTAACTGGTATTACTATGGAGGAGGCACAGTCTATTGGTAACCAATATATGCAAGATGCGATTGTTTACGCTGGACCTGAGACAGACGGAAACACTGTCCTTGCTTTTCGTGACGGTGACCAAATGAGCCTTGGTGCTTTTTCTCCGATGTCAATCGGACAAGCTTACTCAAAACTAAAGAGTGGTCGCAGTTTTCGATTCGAATACGTGGAGTGGCCCACTCAGGGACACACTGAGGCTTTGATGGAAAGCAGTTTTCGCAAGTCACCTTTGCAGTTTATAGCTAAGCTATAGCGTATGGAAATGAAATGTTTTGGCTGCGGTTGCCTAAAAGACACCGAAAGTCTAGAGTATAATACGCAGAATGATGATTTAGTTAAAGATGTTCCAATTGAACCTCTGTTTGTTTTGTGTGCAGAAAGTCGAATAGAAGGCGTTGGTTGGAAACACGTGGTTGTATGTCACGCCTGTTTTGCTGCGCTAGAACTAGACATGTGGATAAGCAGTGATTGCTGGAAGTCAATTAACCCTGTGGTTAATTTTAGAGACCTCCCAGAACACACAGAGGATTCGTGTGGGAAGGACAACCCAGAAGAATATGCTCATATCAAATGAGCAACAAAACACCCCAAGGTAGCTCAGAGGAAGAGCACTCCCTTCATACGGGAGATGTCGAGATTTCGAAATTCTCTCTTGGGACCAAATACTGGCAAAACTACAACACATGGCCATATACGCTAACTGGCAAAGCGGCGATCCTCAGAAGGTCGTGAGTGGGAGTTCGAAGCTCTCTATGGCTACTAACCAATCTTTCGGGTTGGTCGACGCTAAGGCTCATGTGGAGTACTACATGTGAGAGATAGGTTCTTCTCCGAATAGAAGATATTCACTCCGAAGAAATGGGATTGACAGAGTATGTGGAAAGACACAAATTGCCACGGAGTGCTGGGCCGCTCGCCAGGATGCATTGACCTGGAGGTGTGAGGTTTGATTCCTCATGGCACAATATGCCCGTGTACGCCAATTGGAAGAATGCGGCCCTCCTCAAAAGTGGGTGGTTTGTGGGTTCGACTCCCTCCACGGGTACTAAAGACGTATTTAGATTTTCAGTTTACAAATCAGCAAATCTGAAGTATGATTCTCACATGAGAAAATTTTTGATTGCGGCATTTGTACTTGGCCTAGGGTTACTCACTGCTATTCCAGCTTATGCATGGTTTAGAGCCCATGCACAAGTCTACGTTCGCCCACATCGCATTTCAGCAGCAGTGCAAAACAACCAACACCACCCCATGCGGTGTCGAGGCCGAGTATTTGGCAGACTCCGCTCTGGACATGTGATTTGGTCGAACATTGGTGGTACGGTCTACCCTGGGCGCCACATGTACGCCTATGTTTACACAAACGACCCATATAACAGTTTTGTTAGTGGGTGGGCAAACGTTCAGTGTAGAACTTACTAGTTTTGTAAGCGATCTTTCCTAAAGATCAAAAGAGTATCATGCTCCCGTAGCTCATCTGGATAGAGCGCTGCACTCCGAAGGCAGTCATTGTAGGTTCGAATCCTATCGGGAGTACTAACATTTAATCATTTCTAAATGGAGGTCCAAATGACGTAGTGTATTCTTTGTAAGCTGGTTAGAGGTGAAACCACAGAATTGTTTTCACCTTCTTGTCTGAACTTGTGTGAAACCCACCAAAACAAGTCTTCTAGTAAGGCTAGAAGCCATAACACCCGCCACCAGGAAAAGAACCTCGGTCGCCTAGGAAAACTTGACTGGGCGAATGTACTGGCAGAATTTAAGCATCGCTGCGTAATTTGTGGTATCTTTCATGAACAACTAACACTTGATCACATTGTTCAACTATGCCGTTACGGCAGGAATGAGCTTGGCAATATTCAGCCCTTGTGTTATGAAATGCCATCGTATCAAGGATAACCCAAAAAAGAAGTTCAGAGCCAAAAGAAGCTCCCGAGTGAAAAAAACGTGGCATCCTAGGCCAAAAGCAGTGAGGACCGAGGAAGTATCTGCTCCTGATCTGCGTTGGATATTTCGGGATTCCCCTAGCTTTATTGATTTCTGGTAAAGTATACTCTTTCTAGAACAAAACTGACTTATCTGTGGTATGCTGGCCTGAACCGTTTAGGAAAATATATGAGAAAATTTTGCACTATCATCTTCTGCCTGTCGGCGCTTGGTTGCTCAGGTCAAGGCTGCAACACAGAATTGATGCCCAAAATTGATTCTGGGCCAGAGTTTGTTGCTGATGCAAGCACAGATAGTGGTCCGCCGATCGATTCTGGGCCAGGTGAGTTCTATGTGCCGATGGATGCTAGCGTAGATTCTGCCACTTCAGAAAACACGGATGCTAGTCCCAGGGATGCTGGGCCCACGGATGCTGGTGCTACGACTCCAGACTCGGGTGAGACTTCCGATGCATGCGTTGACCGACACGGCAACCACGGTCCTGAGCAGAGTAGAGGCCACTTGGTTGGCGTAGGTCATGGTTGCCGTGAACCTGGCCGACCCGAATTCGCCCATGGGCCTCCATGGTCCGTGGATGGTAGTGTGAAACCACCAATGGGCCGACCGCCTGGCCGTAACCGTTAGAGGGTATTGTGGAACCGCTTGTTTTAGGGTTTACTGGGCGACGTGAAGGGCTTACTGAACCACAACTTAAGGCCCTTGAAGGGGTGCTCACGGATTTACTAAAAGGCCACAGGGTGCTTTGTATGCATAACGATGGCAAAGGCGCCGACCAGGATTTCAGCCAAATGGCGAATAGACTAGGCGCCGCTGTGGGTGTATCCCCAAGTAATATGGGTCATATGGCTCGAAATCGTTATTTGGTGGAAGCTACCCACCTCTTGTTGGCCTGTCCACCAACGGATCAGATTCTAAAGAAGGGCTCTGGTACTTGGGAAACGATCAAATATATGTGGAAGAAGCCAGGCGATGTGATTGTTGTGCTCTCTGATGGTTCGACTAAGCGAACTAAGGATGAATTCACAAAAGGCTGATGCTTTAGCTGGATGGTTCAAACCCTCTCAGAAAAGCTGTTTACTCTTGAACGACTCCCTGCTATTATCAGGAGGTAGTCTAGAGAGACAGTCAGATGAAACAAACATTCAAAGCCAGGCTTGCTTCGGCAAAAACCACGCCAGTTGAACTCACAATTGAGTGGGATCAAAGAACAAACGATTATGCCATCTTAGTAAATGGCCTTGCACAAGATGACACAGAAGAAATTTTGCATGAACTCTCCGAGATTGGAGAAAAGGCCAACATCGTTCTGAACAATTTGTAGTTCCCAGTGAAGCTGAACTCGGCAAGAAACCCTGTAAAAAACTGGAATGTCGAGGCATCCGTCGAAGAGGAATTTCGACTTCAAGTCGCCAACGGATAATTTGCAGTTGGAACAATCCCCATCCATGGTAAAGGCGGGGGGCCCAGGGTTGCTCCTGGGAGTTTTTTCGTATGAATAACGAGCTTTGTCCGTAGCAGAAAATGGCAAGAAACCAAGGGCTTGTTAGGGCGTGGCAGCAATAGGTTGCCTCCCTTTCAAGCGTGCGAGAGTAAATGTCCCCGTTTATTGCGCCACCTAGCGGCAATGCTAGGTGTCTGACACCTGTCAGGTGGAAAAGTCAGAGGTTGCGGTACTGATTGCGGTCAATATGGAGTTAGGAGACCTGGGGTTTTTAGATCAGCCTGGGTCAGGTAAGCATGAACAGCTGGGTTCGAATCCCCCAACTCCACTAATAGAGGTATGATGAAAAAGAAAATCAGCAAAGAAGCTGTCACTAAATTGGTGCGGTATGCGTTGGCTCTAGTGGAACTAGACACGCCAGGCAAGAGAAGTCTCTATGAAAGTGAGTGTCAGAATTACGAAGTTGATAGTGTTCGCTTTTTGAAGGAGATTGATGCCACGGTGAGGGACTACGAGTTTGCTTTGGGAGAAAAACCTCCAAGAGGCTTCCACACTGTGAACAAGGGTGAAGAATAAGATGACAATCTATGTTCTTTTTGGGGAGATGGCAGTTGGCAAAAACTACATTGGGGAGCGCCTAGCCAAGCATCTCGACTGTGAGTTTTTTGATGGGGACTTAGTCATTCCACCTAAAATGTCGCTGAAAATAGCGAATTTCAAGCCGTTGACGCATGAAAATATTCATAACTATGTTCACATGCACCTCATTCCTGCGATCGAAGATAGAGTGATGCCTGGTAAAAATTTGGTTGTGGCACAAGCACTTTATCGGCAAGAACACCGTGAGGCAATCATCGAACGGCTTCATGCACATGATGTCAGGACCGTTTATTTGCCAGTTCTTAACAGGAAGAAACACCTAAAAAGGTTGTATACACGAACAAATGGATGGAAGTGGGCCTTATATGGAGTGTTCAACTCAATCTTTTTTGAGGAACCCCTGAGTGACACCCTCAGACTCAGAAGTGAGGAGTCTTATAATGGTGACCTCGAATTTCAATTCGAGTTACTTGAAAGAGGTTTTTAGGTCTAAGGTTTTAGATGTCCTGTTTGAATAAATACAAAAAAGCGTTGCTTATCAAGCACTTGGAAAGGAAATCACGACAATTCGCTGAAGAACATTCATATGTCTACCAGCACGATGGCGGCCGTGCTTTAGAGATTAAATTTTCGTCTTTTTTATTCGATTCTTGCCAGGCAAAAAATTTCTATGACCTGGTTGATGCAACTTGTGTCCCATATTCAGATGGCCACCGTTGGACTATCAGACTTGTAAAATCGGGTGTGATAGAGAAGGCTTGGGACGTATGGATCTGGCTGGCTTAAATTAAAAAGAAAGTTTGTCACTGCTATTTATCAGTATGACAACTAACAAGCCAAAATACACCCTCGGCTGCATTCAAGTTGAGGACAAACGAGACCAAGATTACCCGCTTTCCAAAGCGCTGCCGCCAAAATCAGCTGAAGAGTTGTCCCACAAATACTGGTGGGATTCAGCCTGGTGGGGAGATCAAGGCAGAACATCTCAGTGTGTAGCCTACAGCTGGACACACTGGCTTGAGGACGGACCTGTCACACATTTCTACGAAAACAGAGAATTTGACCCATCATATCTAAATGAGTCACGAGACGAGAAACATCAGCCTCTTTTCAATCCTGCATCGATCTATTCAGAAGCACAAAAAGTCGACGCCTGGCCTGGCGAGTGTGTCGACACAGAAACGACTTGTTTAACAAAACGAGGGTGGAAATCGTATGACAGCTTGATTGTCGGAGAAGAAATTCTTACATTCAATCTTAAAACAGAAATGACAGAGTGGCTCCCACTTGAGAAGGTGCACGTACACCAATCGACAGATTACAAGATTTGGGGAAACAAGGGAATGGAATTTGCCTGTACAGATAACCACAAATGGCCAGTCAGATCACGTATTTCCAAAGGTTGCTTTACGTTAGTTGAAACTCAAGATTGGAAATCGAAACATGAATTTCTGAGAGCGGCAAAGTGCAACCTCCCTGACCATTCTGAGTGGTCTGATGATTTTGTTGCTTTGGTTGCTTGGGTTACAGCCGAAGGACATTGCCGACCTGACCATCATCGTGGGAATGGTGTGGTTGTTAGTCAAAAAGTGTATTTACAAGAAGTGGCTACATTAATGGAAACACACAAGGTTGCATCTGGATATAGAAAAAAAGATGGCTGCCATGTCTGGGAAATTTCTGGTCATTTAGCCAAGCAAATTCGCATGGTTGCTCCCGGCCGAGCACCAAAGATTGATTGGTTGATGCAGCTGACACAACGGCAGTTAGAACTTTTCATTGAGGTGTGTGTCAAAGGTGATGGGTGCGTGACACCTACACAAGGCAATCGTAAAGAACGACGAATCCTAAGTCGGAAAACTGGGCCGATTTTAGATTCACTGCTAGCAGCATGTGTTCTTGCTGGGCAAAGTGTTAGTCGTGCGTCGCACGGCAAAGGCTCAGGTCTGGATGTGGAAAACTGGACATTGAGAAATTCACAAAGTGTTGAAATTAGAAAACTGCACGAGATAACAAAGACAAATGGAACAGTGTGGTGCCCGCAGACACAGAATCGCACTTTCATCGCTCGTCGAGGCAAGTCTGTGTTCATTACAGGAAATTCATACGATGGTACCTCTGTGAGAGCAGGAGCAAAAATCCTCCAGCGTCTCGGCGTCATTTCTGAGTATAGATGGGCATCTACACTTGACGATGTTGTCCAGGCTGTTTTGCACCTGGGTCCAGTAGTTGTGGGCACCTGGTGGTATTCTGATATGTTCACACCAGACTCCAATGGAGTTATCACTGCCACTGGCACCAAATCTGGCGGCCACGCCTATGTGATTAATGGCGTAAACCTGAATAAGAAGCAGTTCCGCATCAAGAACTCCTGGGGCCGTGGCTGGGGCAAGAAAGGCCATGCCTATATCTCATTCAGCGACTTCGACAAGCTGCTAAAAGACTGGGGCGAGGCCTGCATGGCTTTCGAAAAGAAGCTCCTAAGCTAGTTTAAATACGAAACACTTCCTGGTAGTCTGAGAAGATGAAAATATCTTTCACGGGCTCCAGGAGTGGAATGAATGACAAGCAAAAAGAAAATTTCGCTAAAGTCCTCAAGTCTTCAAAAGCCAGTCAATTCACACACGGTGATTGCATAGGTGCCGACTTAGATGCACACAAAGTCGCACATGACCTGGGCCTTGCTATTAACAAGAGGCCATGCGATATAGAACGCATGAGAGCATGGACATCCGAAGGGGTCAATGTGGCTGAACCTGAGCCCCCTCTCGATAGAAACAAGAAAATAGTTGACGATGGCAAGATTCTGGTAGCTTGTCCTGCTTATCTAAAAGAGGAGCAGAGATCTGGTACCTGGGCCACAGTACGTTATGCTAGGAAATGCCAAAAACCTATCGTACTTCTTTGGCCTGATGGCCGAGTGGAGTTTGAAAATTGGGCTAATTTGAAGAAGGTTTGAGTTCACTTTCCAATTGAGTCGTGCTATTGTGAAGTAGGCAGTTAAATGGGTGATGGAAATGAAGTTATGTTTGAGTCGTATGGTAAGATAATCTACGACCCAGCTCGTCCTGGTCTGAAAAAGAAAAACAAATGGTGGTCGATCATCACTGTTGATCGTGAGATAACCCGTTATTTTCGTTGGCACGTCTTGTGGAACTGGGGAATTAAGCTTCACCAACCATCTTGGGACGCCCACATTTCAATTATTCGTGGTGAAAAGCCACGGACACAAGAGAAAATGAAACTTTGGAAGAAGTATCAAGGACAAAAGATTACTTTCAAATACTCGAACCTGGTAATGAACGTCCCAGAAAAACCACAATTCTGGTTCGTCGAAGTAGATTGCCCAATGGTTCGCCAAATTCGTCACGAATTTGGTGTAGCTTCCAACTGGAGATCGCATCTTACCATTGGGCGAACATGGTGAAGTCAGCAGCCTCTAAAGGTCGTCGACCAATAACACCAAATGAATAGCCAGACCCCCTTAGGGCCTCTCAAACGCCCACATAACTGATATGACTGATTTTATGCTTTACTTAGACCCTTATTCACATCCTGATGATAAATCTGGACCACCTTCTGATGAAGAGCCTGTCAACTCGGCTTTTGACTTTTTTTCTGATTTGCCGAATGGATGGTTCGCTTCCTACGAGAACGACACGCTTGTTATCAGCAATGGCTCGATTCGAGCAGATATCTCCGATAGTGATATCAGATTCTACAAGGCCTTAGGTAAGAAGAATTTGTCCGCAAACTCAAAGATCCAGGATCAGGTCCTCGAAGCTATTCATTTCGCAGAAACAGCTTTTGTGGTGGGCGAGTAAATGGTTCGCCTAGGTCCGATATCAGGGGATTTGCCAGAAGTTGTTTCCATCACCAAGCCAGTAGCGACTACCTGTTTTGAGAAAGAAGGGATTTACGAGGTTCACTGGCCTTTTCCATGGTAACGGAATTGAAACAGGCGAGCGGCTGCTGATGCTTTTCAGTTGGTAAGGAATTCGACGATGATTGCGTGGATACAAAAAAATACTGACGGCTACTGTTCAACGAACAATACCTGGTTAGCATATGACGGTTTTGAAAAACGTGGAATCCAGTGCAAAAGTTTCCTTTATACAGAGCTAGAAGCAGGAGCTGTTCCTTTGAATCCTGTTGAGGATGTTGTTTGTGGCGGTATCCTAACTGTCCATACAGCTCTTGAGCAAATGAGCTTTAAAACTCCCGAGCCAGTGGACTACCCAGAAATCCTTGAGTCCTTTTTTGGTAGAAAGATTTACAAACAAAAATGGTCTGAGGTTTTGACCTATGTTGCCAAGAACAATTTCGCTAACCCTGTGTTTGTGAAACCTGAGTTCCAGAAGGCATGGAATGGCAGACTTATTAGCGATTTTACCGATCTAATTAAGATCGGCAATCCCGAGCCCGACTACCCAGTTTGGGTGTCTGAGCCAATGGATTTCAAGTCCGAATTCAGAGTAATGGTTTTGAAGGATGAGGTACGTTCGGTCGACTTTTACAAGGGTGACTGTTTTGCCATGCCTAAAAAGGGCACAATTGAAGAGATGGTAAGGTTGATGGGAGCTAAGAACCTTGCAGCATACTCATTGGATGTCGGCGTCGTCGACGGCCAGACTTTTCTGGTTGAAGTTAATGACTCATATGCCCTCGGCTCTTATTCACCTCAGTCCATTACTTATTCAATGATGATTGATGCTCGTTGGGAGCAACTGAGAAAGAATAAAACTGATTAAGCAATAACAGTATATCTAACGGGGTTTGTCTGTGTCACCGTTATAACTTACAAGGCAAACTGGCAAAAATGCTGGGGCTGGTAGTAAAATACGGCTACCCAATGTGTGCCAAGTAACCAGGTGACATTATTCATGGTCGGGTGTGAGACCTGAGAAAAGGAAAGTCAGGTAGGCTTGTCTCTGCGGAGCAAGCTCTAATTCCTCGAAAAGCCCGTGGTATCCTGACCTGTTATTGCCTTTGGCGTCCAAATATGGAAGGTGAATAAGGCAGTTTACCTTCCAGGCAGTCTGTGCTATAAAGAGAGTAGGAGTAAAGATGAAATCATACATTGCGATATACGGACCTGAGCGACAGGGAGCAAAAGATGTGGTAGGCATTTTGACCTGCAAGGTTGTGAAGGCACCGACCACGTCAAATGTTGACATGGTCACCAAGGCTCTAGAAAACACAAGTGCTGGACCGTACACAAACCTTGTTAGAATCATCGATCTACAGAATCTTGAACACGTTTTGCTCGAAGAAGCTGTTGGACTCAAGGTGGCCGAGCCTGAGGTGACCATCGATACTTGGGAAAGTACACTTTAGGCTTTAAATGAAGATTTTTCGTAATATTGGCGATGATAAACTCTACTACGTGTATGAAATAGTTCGTTCAATGTGCCTTTGCAGTAATCATCCGAAATTGATTGCCTACCCCTTTAAACACAAAGGCAACTCGATTAGCATGTACAATAAAAGTCAACTAGGTGAAAACTTCACCTTGGTAGCTAACTACAATGGTCTACCTTAGTGGACTAGAACGAGTCAACACAATTTGACTTATTTGGAAGGTAATCCCTGACGGTGATGGGGGCCGCTTGGAAAGCGGTGCGTGGGGCCTAAGAAGCTCCATCTGGTTCGACTCCAGTGCCTTCCTTCAATTCTGAGCAAGAGCGACATCTTGTTTTATATCTTCGCTCTGATTTATCAGCCGATTAGCTACAGAATCTCTTTTAAATCATACTGGTTCATACTATGTGCGGCATTTTTGGTTTCAAAGGCAACTCCGTACCTTTTGAGGTACTGGAAAAATCGTTTCTTCAACTGGGCCACCGTGGACCAGACAATCTTCGCTATGATATTGATCCTGGGAAAGTATTCCTGGGATTTCATCGTTTGGCAATTGTAGATTTGACACACAAAGGTAATCAACCTTTCGAGCATGATTCTAAATCACTTTTATGCAATGGGGAAATTTACAATTACGAGGAGCTGAAAGCTGAGGTGACTGATGAATATCAGTTCCACTCTTCATCGGACTGTGAAGTTCTCGTCCCACTCATCAATAATTTAGGATTGAAAAAAGCTTGCCAAAAATTGGATGCTGAATTTGCACTCATTTGGTATGACCATGAGTCCGAGCAAATGCTCGCTGCCAGAGATCCGATTGGTATACGGCCACTCTTCTGGGGGAAGACCTCTGCTGGTGAACTCGCATTCGCTTCTGAAGCTAAGGCATTGACTGGTTTCTGCGCCGAAGTTTCCCCCTTCCCACCTGGACACCTCTGGGACGGCTCCAGGCTCATCCAGTTTCGTTCTGTGACGTCACAGGCACAAAGTGACATGAACATAAAGGAAGCCCTACAGGGAATCTCACAAAAGCTTCTGGAGGGTGTAAGGAAAAGGATGATTGCTGATGCACCTCTCGGATTTTTGCTAAGTGGCGGCCTTGATTCATCATTGGTATGTGCATTGGCGGCAAAATTATCTGAAAGGCCGATAAAGACGTATTCTGTTGGGGCTGTAACAGATGCTATAGACAACAAGTATGCCGAAGAGGTTGCTGAATATATTGGGTCAAAGCATACAACTGTGACTTTCACACAAGCTGAAGTAATGGAAGCTTTAGATGAGTTGATTCGGATGCTTGAAACTTGGGATATTACTACCATCCGAGCTTCAGTAGGAATGTACCTGATTTGTAAATGGATTCGAGCGAATACCCGAACTAAAGTGTTGATGACTGGGGAGGTTTCCGATGAACTGTTTGGTTACAAATACACAGATTTTGCTCCAACACCCGAAGAATTTCAGAAGGAAGCACAAAAGCGCATTGATGAGTTACATGTTTTTGACGTACTGAGAGCAGACCGATGTATTTCAGCCCACTCTATTGAGGCACGTGTGCCTTTTGGGGACCTTGACTTCGTTGACCATGTGATGACCATTCCAGCCGCAATGAAGATGAACTCGTATGGCCAAGGCAAATTTTTGCTTCGCAAGGCATTTGAGGGTTCAGGTTTACTTCCTGACTCTATTCTGTATCGTGAGAAAGCTGCTTTCTCAGATGCTGTAGGCCATTCGGTAGTTGATGGGATCAAGGCATACGTTGAAGAAACGATTTCTGATTCTGAACTACAAGAATCACAGAAAATCTATAAACATGGAACCCCAGTCCTAAAAGAGGCATTGTTGTATCGACGTATTTTTGAAAAGCACTACCCAGGACATGCGAAGCTCATCCCAGATTTCTGGCTCCCAAATCGTGAATGGGAAAACTGCAATGTTACTGACCCATCGGCCCGAGCGCTCCCAAATTATGGAGCCAGTGGTGAGTGAAGTATGAGTCGCCCGACACGACTAAAGCCTGGGAAGTTATACCATATCAAAAGTGACGGATTAAAGATTCAATCTGTGAGGATGACACCTCATCTCCCAGGAAGGTTTGGACGCCTGGGCGAAGTAACTACCTCTCAATTGAAGAGGAGCCAGATGCTTCTTTATGTAGAATCTGTAAATGTTCACGAACATGTTGATCTCCAAGAGTCCAGGCTTGTTAGAGTTTTTTATTCACCAGGTGAGAAAATCTACCACTTCTTACTTGGTGAGGACAGCCTTTGGGTCACAGAAAAGTCTATCAAGAAAATGATAGAATTTTGGCAACCTAGCTTTGATCTGAGTTTATAAATTGCTGGATCTGTAGTACTATAAAGCCATAGGAGAAGTCGTGAGTGTCCCAAATAAAATCTTAGTCATTTACAAGAAAAGCGCTTTAAGACTTGCAAAAGAACGTAAGAACAGCCGCATTTTAGATTTGATCGAGAAGGGTGACCCCTCCACAGCCCACTACGTGGCGGCCGACAAGGCTCACTACGCTACCTTAGGTTACCTATCGGAGAATCTTTCCAAATGGATTGACACAGTCGATTTTCGTTTTCGAGCGAATGCTGCCAAGGTCAATTCGTATGACCTCGTTATCACTGTTGGTGGTGATGGTACGTTTCTTTGGGCATCGAAGTTTGTCGGGCCTGAGGTTCCTGTACTGGGTATCAACTCCGCCCCAGGTAGCAGCGTGGGCTTCTACACATCTGTGAATGGGCAGCCTGAAGAAAAGCTTGAGGAGTTTATCAGCGGGCTTTTAGAGGATGTTGTGTTGCCTCGGAAAGTTGTCAATCGATTAAAGGTCGCCGTGAATGGTGAGGTCGTTCAGGACCGAGTTCTGAACGACGTTCTCTTTGCAGCAAAGCATCCTGCGGGGATGACGTCGTACATCTTGAAGGCGCCAAACGAGCATCACGGTGTAAAGGCCACGGAGACCGAGGAGCAAAAATCGAGTGGAATCTGGATTTCGGCACCTGGAGGCTCCACGGGAGCGAATTTGAGCGCAGGCGGCTGGATTCTACCATTGAATGATGAACGCTTGCAATTTGTAGTCCGTGAACCGATGAAGAATTACGTTTGGGGCACCGAACATCGTTTAAACCATGGCTTCTGGAAAGTTGACCAGAAACTAGTGATTGTCTGCAAAACTCGCTCAGCAATTCTTGCTTGTGATGGAACAACTATTACGTTCCCCGTCACTATCGGTGATAAAATTGAGATTTCACATTCTGATGAGCCCCTTATCATTCTGGGGAAGTAGAGAAACAAACGTGCCCGCTAAAGTATATGAGCCAGGGACGGCTGTGAAAGTCCCAGAGAAAAAATCGGAGATGTCTGAAACCTCAATAGGAGTTAAGGCACACTCTGAAGAGGACGTCAAGAAACACAACATTCCTTGGGCGAAACGCCCTGACTGTGTTGTACCTTGGGGAACCACGGGTTCAATCCTTGGTCATATGAGAGCTGGACGACACACTACCTACTACAAGATTTTGTGGAAGTCTGGCGAGGTAAGTTGGGTTTGGGGAATGTACCTCACACCACAAGAAGGAATAAAAAATGAACCATGAAACTCCGAAACTAGCTGTTGATTGTATTGTGGTCGTGCCTGGCGGCATCGTTCTCATTGAACGCACCTGGGCACCTCTAGGCTTTGCTCTTCCTGGCGGTTTTGTTGACGTCGGTGAGACGTTGGAACAGGCAGCTATTCGTGAAATGAATGAAGAGCTGAATCTCAACGTTAAGATCCAAGAACGACTTGGAATTTACGACGAACCGAATCGAGACCCTCGCAAACATGTTGTTTCTGTATGCTTTGTTGGCACAGCCAAGAAACAGCCTGCCGCTGGTGATGATGCCAAGGCAGTACATGTAGTTCGAGTTGAGCATAGCACGGATCTGGAGAAGCTCAAGTTGGTCTTCGACCATGAGGCTATCTTGAAAGATTTCAAGGCTTCGAGGTTTTTCCGACTCCACCCAAATGCACAGGAAACTACAGAGGAGTGGAAGGCACGTCGAAGGAAGGAGAATGCCGAGTACAAGCGGCTGAAGGACAACAGTGAAATTTGTGCCCAACGTGTGGGGTGTATTTGTCCAAAGTGTATCAGTGGCGGTCTTGATGGGTATCTGGGATAGATAATCCAAATGAACATGGAAAACTACGGGAAAGCCTTTCTTGAGGTTGTCAACCTGTATCGTCTCAAAATATATGGGTCCACGACTTCCCAGTGCTTTGGAATCCTCTTTTATGCGGCTTGGACAACCCGAGCGCAGCATAGAGCCCGATGCTACCCAAATTTTAGAGACCTCGACGTCTACGGTGGTGATTGGGGCTGGGATATCTCCCTATTGTTCCCAGAGAATGACAACGTTTTTATGTTTCTTCGTCACCATACTACCATGTCTGAAACTCTTGAGAAAGTAGATTTAAAACAACCAGGTAACATAGTATAATGGGGTATGTCTACCCGTACCCGAGTGGGATGGATTCGTTCCATCCGTCAAAGTAAGAAGATTACGTTCCTTGCTGCCACAGATGGCCAAGAGGAGTACCAACTTACCGTGAAGCATTTCGGTAATCGGGATGATGACGCACAGGTTTCTGGTGAGCTAAAGGTCGGCGCTTCCTTTATGGCAAAGGGAACCGACTCTGTGACTCCCCGAGGCTCTTACGAGTTTCTCGTAGATGAACTTCATATCGTTGGTGCGTCCGATGATGACTATCCCATCCAGCCCAAGGAACACGGAGACGAGTTTCTTAGGAGCATTCCTGAGCTTCGTGGTCGCACTGCGCAGTATCAGGGGATTACCCGAGTTCGACACGCCCTCTCGATGGCCATGCAAAAATATCTGTCCGATAAGGGCTTCGTACAGTATTTTGCGCCTATCATCACGTCATCCGACTGCGAGGGCGCTGGGGAAACTTTCATCGCCAAAACCGATTGGATGGAAAGCCATCTGACCGTATCTGCGCAGCTTCACGGAGAAGTTGGCATGATGTCTTGCGGGAAGGTTTATACTTGGGGACCTTGCTTTCGGGCAGAAAAGTCCACGGGTCGTAGACATCTTTCTGAATTTTGGATGGTTGAGCCAGAGATGGCTTTTTACGATCTTGAACAAACGATGCAGCTGGCGGAAGGCATGATTGCCCATGCCCTTGATAAAGTTTCATTCGGTGCTGAAGCTGTAAAAGAGCTTGACAAAATGAGGATTGGTCAAGACCACTTCAAGAGCATTTTTGACTTCGGCCCTCCTTTCTGTAGAATGACCTACGAGGAAGTGTGCAAGAAATATGACATTGCCTGGGGCGAGGACATCAGCGCTGAAACTGAACGTAAGCTTGCGTCCGACATGGGACCCACCTTCGTAACCCATTGGCCAAAAGCCATGAAGCCTTTCTATATGAAGACTGAGGGAGACGTGGCTTTGTGCTTTGACCTCATATTTCCAGAAGTGGGCGAGCTGGTTGGTGGCTCTGTCCGTGAAGAGGATTACGACAAGCTCAAGGCTGCTATGATCGAGGGCGGCGTGGACCTTGAGTCAATGGATTGGTATCTGAAGACTCGAAAGTGGGGCACTGTGCCTCATGCTGGCTTCGGAATGGGCTTTGAGAGGCTCGTGATGTTCGCCTGCAAGCTTCAGAAGATCCATGACACGATCCCCTTCCCCGTTAGCTACCACTGATTTTTGGTTTGACAGGAAACACAAAACATGGCAACAATTCCAAAAAATGCTCGTTACCTCACTTTCGGCGGCGAAGAGTGGAGATGGAAAACAGATGGCTGGGCTATCAATATGTGGAGCCCCGAAGCTGTAAATTATATTTTTACTTTGGCAGGTGACAGTAGTTGCTGTAAATGTTGTAGTCCAACAGACGCTATCACACCTGGAATGGTACGGAAGTACATTGAAGAAAATTACATGTCGAAAACCCCAGAGTTTGTCCCTGAAGAGCCTGAGGTTGGCAAACTATATGTGTACAGAGATGTGAATGTAAGTCAGGGTGCCAGTATCAGGGTTCAAAAAATCAGAGGTGGTACATATCCTGATACTAAAGAGCGTTACAATGAGTTAATGCAGCACTTCTCAAAAAGGCTACCTGTGTTTCTTGTGAGTTATAAGACATCAATCAAAGACAAAGTGAGTTATGCCCGAATTTTATCAGGTGATCTGTTGCTTGATATAAAAATTGAATACCCTCGAACCTTCAGAGGTTCCTTTGCCCAACAAGACGAACGGTAGTTTTAGGTACGCTACATGGAAACGTAAAATCTCAAATATTCGAGATGGCATTTCCATTTATCCGTTATTTGCCACTTAGTATATAATGAATTAGCAGGGAGCACTTGTGACCCACCGCTCAGGATAAAATGAGTTCTACACGTAGCTTCTTAGAAGTTTTGAACAGCCAAACACATTCATAATCCTATTTACCTTACAAGGGAAAACCTATGTCAGGTGTAATACATGGAAATATTGATTGTGTGTTGGGAGCAGGTATCGCAAGCAAAGAAGCTGCGCACCGTATGTTTAAAAAAACGTTTGACTTCTTAGAGTCGTTAACTGGGTCGAATATCACAACCCGAATTGCCTATAACACAGGTTCGTTTGGCTCAGGAACGGATGACGATGATGGCGCAAACCCCTGGGGTAGGAATTCATTTGCATGCTTCCGTTTTAACACAAGCTCTGTTAGGACTTGGGAGTGGTACATGCTAATTCAATTTACCTCTGGAGCAGGCAATTTCGGAGATGCCCCAGGAAACCCTGGGCTGCTCAATGGAGTCGCTGAGTTTAACTCCAGTGGTGAGGGGATGATGGGAATTTCCGCTGCAACAATGCTTACAACTGGTGGAGTTAGTTTTAGCCCATGGAACGGCACAGCGCTAAATGATGGGAATGATGTCAAGGGTGATCCTGTATGGGAAGTTGGGATTGCCTCAGACACTTTGTCTGTATTGCCAAGGTCAAACAACGAAGGCGGGTCACACGCAACCTCCAGAGAAAATATGGCCAACATGTTTAGTTTCACTAGCACAGGTGCCTCGCCAAGGTTTCATATCATTAGTGATGAAGACAGTATCGCATTTTTCCTTTCCTGGGCCGACAATGACAGTTATGGCATGGCCTACATAGGTCCATACCACCCCAGAACAGAAATCTCCGCAGCAAATTTTACTCCGTTGACAATGTTTGTGCCAAACATGGCATCGACAAACACACTGGCGTCACTTGAAACATTCGGAACCGTCAACGGGACCCCGATTGGGTCTCTATTCGCAGGAGGAATAATTGTGTCGGGTGGAGTTCGATTAGGACGTATTGCAAGATACGATGCCAACTGGCAAATAGGCACATCTTATCAACCTAATACAGCATTAGTTGAGCCGTTACATGACATTTTTTCTATCCCTGTAATATCATATGAGGCACCTAATCTAGGACATGTGGGATATATCACTTCCCCAATTTACCAAGAGATTTATAACGCCGACAACAACTCGGAAAACTCCGATCTAACTCGGGTGGTTCTTGGTGAAAATGCGACCACTGCCGCAGTGAAAATTTACACAGGATGGAATAGTGCGGCGGGCACGCCTGGGTCAGGTAATGCAAGATCGGGGACGTTGTTTTAATGGGCGGTACAATACACGGAAATGTCGATTGCTTGGTGGGATCAGCTGAACCTGCAAGAACTGCGGCTCACACGCTATTCACAAGTACTTTCAAACTGTTGACTTCGTTGACTAGTTCTGGGAGAGTTTCTCGGATTGCCTATAACACAGGTTCATTCGGCACAGGAACAGGCTATTGGGATGAAGCAGACAACTTCGGAAGAAATGCTTGGGCACTATTCCGCTTTAATACAAGCCCTGCTCGTACTTGGGAGTGGTACTTCTTGATACAGGTTACGTCTGGCACAGGCAATTTTGGTGCTGCCCCAGGAAATCCTGGTTTGCTTAATGGAGTCGCAGAGGCACAGTCTGGAAATGAAGGTAGCTTCGGAATGGCATCTGCAACGATGCTTGGAACAGGCGGACTTAATCTTAATCCATGGAACGGCACGACATTAAACGATGGGAACGATGTCAAGGGTGATCCTGTGTGGTCGGGTTCATTAGCTGATGAGTCTGGAGATCGACTAGCAATATTACCAAGGTCAAATAATGAAGGCGGTTCCCACACAACTTCTAGAGAAAACATGGCAAAGGCCTATAACAGCGGTACAGCCACCGTGAAGCACAGATTTCACATCCTTATTGATGATGATAGTATCGCCTTTTTCAGCTCAGAACAGGATAGTGGGGCCTATTCGTGCAACTATGTGGGGATGTACGAACCTAGAACAGAAATTTCTGGTACGCTTTTCACTCCTATGGTGATGTTTGTCAGTAATTTGTCTCTTGTAAATTTGCTCGCAGCGGGGGAGTCGTATGGCTCGACGGCTGGCAATAATACAGGCTATGAAGGCGGTATTGTCGTATCAGGTGCTGTACGTATTGGACGCATTTCAAAGACGGGCACCTCATGGCAAGAGGATCCCGAGTTGCAACCCAACACAGCAATATGGCCGCCCCAACATGACATTTTTTCTATCCCCGTGCTAGCATTTGAGTCACCTGACATTGGACATGTGGGATATATAGATACTCCAATTTACCAAGAGATTTATAACGCCGAAAATCATGCCACAAATATCTCTGTTGACAGAACAGTTTTTGGTAACAGCACAGCCGCAAATACTATAAAAATAATAACTGCCTGGAATAGTTCGGTAGGCGCACCAGGAACAAGTGCAACACGTACTGGTTCTTTATTTTGATCTGGATACCATATGCCAAGAAAGTTTAAACTAAATCAATACACGCCAGTGTCCAATGGGGCCATAGGTTCCAACAATATGTTTAAAAACATGTTTGACTTGTTGAATGCTGCTACGGGTTCTGGGATTGTAACCAGATTGGCCTATAATACGGGCTCCAACGCAGGTTCAGGTACAGGGACAGGCTATTGGGACGAGGTGAACAATTTCGGGAATAACGCCTGGGCACTATATCGTTTTGACTCTGCTGCCAATCGTACTTGGGAGTGGTACATGCTAATTCAATTTACCTCAGCATCAGGCAATTTCGGAGATGCCCCAGGAAACCCTGGGCTGCTCAATGGAGTCGCTGAGTTTAACTCCAGTGGTGAGGGATCTGTGGGAATTTCCGCTGCTGCCATGGTAACTTCAGCTGGCAGTACTGCCAATCCTTGGAACGGTACAACATTAAATGATGGGAACGATGTTAAAGGGGACCCTGTATGGGAGACATTGTCCCCTGGAGATAGGTTGAGTGTCCTGCCACGATCAAATAGTCCAGATGGGAGCCATAGTAGTTCTAGAGAAAATATGGTCAGAGTGCTCAACTACAATGGGTCATCCTTAAGATTAATAAGCCATATGGCTGTTACAGAATATGGATTTATAATGGCCACGGCCAACCCTGTTGGTAACACTGCGACGTACACGTTTGTTGGCGAGTATCAACCACACGGATACCTTTCTTCTTCCATTCCGACTCCTTTGGTCATGTTTGCAGCAAACGCTAATGCTAACCAAATACCTAATCCAGGAACCGTAATAGGAAACAGTACTGGAACTGCAACGATAGAAGGTGGTGCAACAACACCCAGCAATGCAGTGTCTGTTACCACTGGTGCCGACACGTCAGTGCAATTCACAACTTCCGAAAATAGACACCCATCAAGCTTCGTATCGAACGTGGCCACGTTCGATGAACAACCAGTTGCCATATTTGCAGCTGATGACACATCATCTGTTTGGAGTTCGCTAGGACATATCAACGGAGACACCGCAAGATGGATTTTCGGATGTGGACTTTTTACTTTATCTCTCAACGGGGAACGTCTCGCCGTCGGCAATTCGACTGGAGGGACGGGTGTTTTGAAACTTTCGATGCCATGGCATCCTAATGCGCATCCTCACGGTTGTAGTAAAACACGTGAAGGCGAGGACCACTAATGGCTGTCATAACTGGCAGCCTGCCACAATCAGCACCATCAGGTTCAAGTCTATTAACTCCAACGACAAACCTGATAGCTTACGCAGGGAATTTCGTTGACATACGCCTTTATGATCCAAATGCCTCTTCAGGGAGCGGAGGTGGAGGAGGAACTGACCCAGTTACGATCTATAGAGGGATAATCGGAGGCGAGTTCGTCTTTTCGGAGGGGTCACCACCAGGCGGCGCCACATCAGTTGTTATCATCGGCTATCGCTAAGATTAAAAGTGGTTTAGTTTCAATTGTGAAGAATGCTACTCTGAGTTAGTGTGGGGCTTGTCGGAATGGCTGACAGTATTTCTTATGCAACAAGACATCAGTCGACGACAAGACGAGTTTATCTATTTTATTAGGTGACCTGTTATTCGATTCGAAGACAGAACATCTTAGATTCAAAGCATTATTTAACACAATAAATTGAATAGTAGTTTTAGGATACGTTATGTGGGCAACAGAATACATCAAACGGCTTTCTGAGGGTGTAGTCGTAAGCTTTCGCCCTCGTGACAATTCCATGAAGCCTTTGATTAACTCGGGTGACCTCGTAGTCGTCGAACCCTTTGCTGGGGACATGGAACTTACGAAGGGTGATATTGTTCTTTGCAAGGTAAAGGGCAAGCAGTATTTACACCTTATTTCGGCTATCCAAGGAAACCGCTTTCAGATTTCAAACAATCGAGGGTTCGTCAATGGTTGGATTTCTCAAAATGCAATTTTTGGTCGGCTAACAGCGAACAAGAGAAAAAATGTCAAGGACATATAGACATAGGCACAAGGTTCAGAAGGGCTACAAAGTTGTAGACAGACATAGAGGTGAAGCCATCATCGCCGCCGATGGTAAGGAAATATATGCCAGAGACTATAGTGGAGATGAAATTCGCTGGCAAAGATACTACATGGAAGGCCAATGGGATTATGGGCATGGCTTTCAAACCAATATCTTGGAAATGTGGAAGTTGGGTTGGTTTGCAGGACAGAAGATTGCAGTACGCCACGAATGTATTAAACGCTTCACTGTCTTTGGCCGTAGCCATGTATACAAAGAGTTGCATCACTTTGAGTCCAAGGCCCGACGCCGACGAGTCAACATGAAGGTTCATTGTGGCGAATTTGATCAACTGCACCTCAAGGCAGGCCCACGTGGTGTGCCACCGAAAGCTTACAGGAAACCTCGAAGAAAAATAAGGAGTGAAGAAGTTGACTATTTAGAGTATGTTCGACCTAGGCAAATTATACCGAATCAAACGAAAGAAATTTGAAAAAGGCGCCTGTTTTATGGCAGGTGATCTCTCTAGGCCATTCCCCACTGCCTCAGGCGGCGTAGATTATGAGGTGTCCTCAATAGAAGACGGCTCAATCCTCATGTATGTGGGTGTTAGGACATTTCATCTTCCTATAACTGAAGAAACTAAGTGTTACGTTTTTTGGCATCAAGATAACTTGGTCATGTTTAAAGAAAGCCACGTGCAGCTACAGAATCACTTTCACAGAGTTGGTGGTTGATAAGCCCGTCAACCTATGCTAACTTAGTTATATGAACTTTCTGCCAATCCAAACATTTGTGAAGGAGTCAATTGATCATGTTTTTGACTTCGATGAATCTCAGGCAACGCCTCAAGGTAGGTGGCGCCGCATAAAGCGGCCTGTCTATTCCAAGTTTTGGCGTGTTGTACACAACCTTGTGGCTCACCCCATGCTTGCAGTGTACCGCCCGCTCGGCGAACGACTGCACGAGTAGACAGCAGAAAAAATGTACGAGAAACCCAATAATGAATCAAAGCCGATCAGCCAAGCGGATTAGGAATAAAAATGTTTGAAGAGAATGACAATACCCAATGCACGGCTCGTGGGTTCCGAGCATACGGTGAGTTTACAGATGCCTGCGACAACAAGGTACGTGTCCAAGAGAGTAGTGCAGTAGGTCGTCCAAAAGCACATATCTTTTGCCGAATAGACAAAGACAAAAATGGATACAGGAACAGGTTGATGGCAGCTCTTGTCGGAGTAGACATTCCTTCACCAGAGTTGTTGGAGATGTGCCTAGAGGCAACTTCACCTCTTGTAGATGTCGCCCAGGCGAAAGAACTGATCAGACAACTACAGGTGTTTGTTGAACACGCAGAAAGCGATGATAATTGGAGAAACGGCTCAGATTATAAAGAGAAATTTGGTTAGTCCGTGTACAAGGCCATTGACCCAGGGTACCTTGTTCATCAGACGGGTCGTCCAAGTCCTGTAGAATACACCCCCCAGCTCGGGCTGAGATGATGGCTGTGATTCCATTCCGCAGCACTAAAGAAAAAATGGTTCGCTGTCGCAATTTGCGGGCAATATTTCGTGTGAAACGCTAAATTGGCAAAGCTGTACGTCCCTCAAAAATATGCAACTTTTATCTGAAAAAGAACTTGCCCAAATGGAAGCCTCCTGTAGTCTTACCGCCGAGGCTCTTTTGTTTGTTGGAGACGTTATTCAAGAAGGAATGTCAACCCTTGAGCTTGATTCTACCGTGGCCCAGTTCATCAAAGACAACGGAGCCTATCCTTCACCCTTGCATTATCACGGATTTCCTCGCTCGATCTGTACGAGTAGGAATCAGGTCATGTGCCATGGCATTCCTCATTCAAAAGAAAAGTTCAAGGATGGTGATATCGTCAATGTAGACATCTCTCTTTATCTCGACGGGTTTCACGGAGATACGAGTGCGATGTTCTTCATTGGTGACGTTTCTGAGGAAGCTCGTAAGCTCGTAGAAGTTACCCGTGAGTGCCTAAAACTTGGAATAGAAGCTGTTAGACCTGGAGGCCATGTCGGTGATATTGGTTACACAATTGAGGCGCATGCATCTGCAAATGGGTTTTCATCTGTTCGAGACTTTGTTGGGCATGGAGTAGGCAGGACATTCCACCAGGAACCACAAATATCTCACGTTGGCCTAAAAGGGACTGGAGCAGAGTTGGTGCCAGGAATGATTTTCACTATTGAACCAATTGTCAATGAAGGCGGACCTGGGTATGAAATTCTCAGCGACGACGATTGGACAGTTTTGACAGGTGACCGTAAACTCAGTGCACAGTTCGAGCATACAATTCTAGTCACCGATAAGGGTCATAAGGTTTTGACTGCTCGTGATAGAACTCTTGTCAAGTCGGAGTGTTAGAAAACGAAATGAAGATTAACGGATACAAGATTCAACGCCAAATTAAGAAGCTGCGAGATCGTCGTAGTATGGCGGCAAGCCAATTTTCAAACGGGCTTTGGCAGTTTGACTCTGTAGAAGATGGGATGATTCATCCGAATGATGCGATGGCTACCTTTGCAGGCTGTGAATACAAGATCGCACGGCTTCAAGTAGTTCAGGCTCGTTTCAATCTTGCAGTTGAAGTCAGCATTGGGGAGTTTACTATGACTCTTCATGAAGCCATTAAACGTCTTGGTGGTACAGGGCGCATGGAAAAAATGTGGCGTAGCGCAGCCATCTCTACTGGCAATGCTGGCTCTAAGTCCGAGCAAAGCCTAGTACGTTGTAAGGAGAGTGAATATGCAAAGCGTACGGTCTCCTTGGAAGAGTGCGTGGAAAATTCAAATGATGTTTTGGAATTCACCCTAAACCTCCAGGAGGCCATTCAAAGGGGAAACACTGAAACCATAGAAATGGAAGTTGATGCAGCCCTATTCGACTAGTACCAGTCGTCCAGAGGCTTGCTCCGTGTAAGTTGCCCATACACATACAAATTGATTAAACAAGTTCGTTTCAAGCTAAAGACGGCTACCTGCTCGGCCGCACATCTTTTGGATGGTACCACTTGTATCCTTTTGCCGTGTATCGGGTCAACTTACACGTCGTTTTGGCCGCCAACAGATTTGTTCTGTTTGGTGTGCAAACCTAGAACAGGTCATGCTACTACTGAATTATGAATAAATACATCACCCACCTGAGCCTGGCTTCGACCTTGATGTTAGTAGCCTGTAGTGGCCCTGAACTCATCCCAGCAGGCGATTGGCCTTGGGACGCAGCCGAAGTATTCCAGCACCAGGACGCAGGTCCACCTTGTGATCCTGAAAATCTCATGTCCCTACAGGCGGATTTTGGAAATTGTGGGGAATGCGGCGTGCAATGCAGTACGGATGACGCTGATAGATGTATGAATGGCACCTGTTTGTGTGGGAATGGGCCAGTTTGCACACCTGGATCTGATTGCATTGCAGGGCGTTGTTTGGTGTCTGATAGGTTTTCTGAGTGTACCCAGGATATTGACTGTCCAAACGAGTCGGGCGACCAGAGTTGTTTATCTGACGACGTCTCAGAGATAGGGCTCTGTGTAGATGTGTGTGAATTCACACGTGAGTGCCCTAATGGGTTCGCCTGTGTGGAAGGTGCCTGCACGAGGCAAGAATGTGTCTCTGAGGGTTGTGATGGAATTGATAATGACTGCGACGGGACCGTCGATGAAAATACAGATGGGACAGGGCCTCTTTCACAATGGTGTTTGACTGGAGGCAACCCAATGACACCTCCAATGCCACCTTGTCGACGAGGCACGCAGGTTTGCTCGGCGGGCCTGTGGTCTGAATGCCTAGATGAGATTGCCCCTACGCCCGAGGTAGGCATTCTCGCATGCAATCTAGCAGACGACGACTGTGACGGCTGTGTTGATGGAACTTTTAATGAGGATGGTGTGTGTGTAACTAATCCACCAAGCGGGTTTGATGTACTCTACCTTATTGATATTTCGGGGTCTATGGGCAGTGCCTTGGCAGCCGTAAGAGAAGCAACAGAGAGCTTCTCAGCTATATACGCAGGTAATCCTGAATTTCGTTTTGGCATTGTTATCATTGCTGGACGAGAGTCCTTGGATAACCGTTCATATGTGTATCTGAACTTTGCTGACTTTGCAACATTTAATACAGTCCTGGGCGGCGTCTCGGCCACTGGTGGAGCTAATGAACCGACCTGGGATGCAGTTTATGAAGCAGCCACTGGAGAGATTCCACACGGGGTTGATACAACTGGTGATGGAATTTTTGATGCTATTGAAGAGAGTCGGCTAGGTTTGTCTTGGAGAGAAAATTCTGTTCGGATTATGGTCATGTTCGCTGATGAGGAAGCCCAGACCTCTCGTGAACGAAGAGGTCTAGGTCGAGTCAATGAAACTGTTATGTGTCGTGCACTTGATCACGGTGAAGTCCTTGTGACCTTTGGAACCAGGGAAAATCAACTGGCATTCGATGATTGTGGGACCTGGTATGAATTGTCAACCGACCCAGGTATAATGCTAAGTCATCTTAGTGGTATTATTGCTGACCCCTGCCTATAGACATTGATTGCAACCCTATGGAAACTAATGCCAACTCATTGTTTCTGCGTGTAGCATTTGAGACTCTGACAAGGCTGAGCTGAATAGAACCTACACGGTTTTCGGCGCAGCCGATTATTCCGCCTGGATAAATTGGAGATGTGTGGTGGCCAAATTTGTAATGCTGAGCACCAAGAGGAATGTTCTGCCTGGTTGTCTTATGACCTACGAAAATTGGCAAGCAGCTATCGCAGACAACTCGCCCATTGTAGCAATAGCACCTCACGTATATAGGGAATTTGAAGCCTTGTGTTGGTGCGATGCGATCCGTCATTGGAACAAGGTTCGTGGGCACAAACCTTCTAGAACGTCACATTGTAAAAGTGAGTTAGACAGAGGGAAATTGTCCTGTGAATTCTTTTTCGAGGTGGGAGTGTAATACAATGGAAATAAACAGCTTTAGCGAAGATTTTCGGTTTCTCTCCAACTTCTATGACAGTCCATTCAGGTATCAAAACGTCGTTTATCCAACAAACGAGCATTTTTACCAGGCAATGAAGACTGTGTCACATTCTGAACGGAAGCGACTCGCAGCTATTCCATCTCCAGGCCGTGTAAAACGTGAGGGCCACAAACTTGAAATCCGAAAAGACTGGGATTCTATCAAAATCAGAGTCATGCGTGAGGGACTGCGTTTGAAGTTCAAAGAAGGGACAACTTTGGCAGAGATGCTGAAAGCGACCCACCCTGCTACTTTGATTGAAGCAAATCATTGGGGCGACCATTTTTGGGGCGTGAGTAGTAAAACAGGCCAAGGGAATAACTGGCTCGGTAATTTATTAATGGAACGTCGAGCAATCCTTCTTGGGCTCCCTGAAAAGGCGGAAAGTAAACAGGGCGACCTACAATAAGAACCTTAACTACTAGAAAACAACGTGCACTAACCAATAGATACTCCTGGGTGGAAACGCCCAGGAGTTTTTAGTGAAAAAAGATGAGAACAGGCGTTGTCCTGAGTGCGGCTACCCAGACATCTACACGGGTGTTTTGGAAATTGAGTGCGGGTATATTGAGACGTGCTCGAATTGGACAAAAACACAATCGAAAGAGGTTGATAAGCTAAAAGCTGTTAGAAATCCAAACCGAAAAAAGAGATATTCTGAGGAGTCAGATGATTGCGATTCGTACTTTGGTCCATTTCAATTTAGTTTGGATTATGAAGATGACGGTGACACCCTTCCCTGGCCAATCCCAGACTTCGGGGTAGACTGAGTATGATATGAAAACGGAACATGTAGTTATTTGGGCAGACCCCGAAAGGGATGAGACACAGGAAGACAAGGCAGCAAACCTTCTGGAACATCTTTCGCAATATAACCTGGAAATCGTTTCAAGTTATAAGTGGGCACCCATCGTTGTTATCAAAGCCTCTGAAGAGCAGCTTGAGTTATTGAAGGCCGACTCAGAGATCAAGTATGAGGCAAACGAGAAAGTCAGCTTCACATCAAACAATGCAACAACTTGTAGGCCGATAAATTGCTCATGAGGTTAACGGAAGAAGATTTGGATATTGAGTGGGAAGTGTGGGGTCACACAAAACCTTGGTGGTGTCCTCTTTGCAGAGCATTCCTGGCATCTGATTTTTATGAAAAATGCGACGGGACCGATCCAACGATCCCCAGGTCCAAATGGAAAAAGCATGAGTTGTTCGTAGCTACTCCACCATTATCAAAAGAAGAATTTGGGCTACACTTGCTTGAGCAACACGATCAAGCAAGTTTTGAAATTGACGACCTAGAAGTCGTAGACCCAGAAAACGAATAGACTACTTACTAACATGTATTCTTATCAAGCAACAGTAACCCGTATAGTAGACGGGGATACCCTCGATCTTTCTGTAGATTTGGGTTTCAAAGTGAAGATTGAAATTCGTGTAAGACTTTTCGGCGTAGACACACCCGAAGTGTATGGTGTCAAGAAGGAGTCAGAAGAATTTCAGAAGGGCAAGGCGGCTTCACGGTTTGTTCAAGAGTGGCTTGACTCAAGGCCTAAAACACTTTTGATAAACACTATCCGAGACACCAAAGGTAAGTACGGAAGATACCTGGCCACAATCGTTGATCCAGATTCAAAGGAGTCGTTAAACGAAGCTCTGGTAAAAAGTGGTCACGCAGTAGAAGTATTGTACGACTGAGTCCACTCGTAGTAGGCTAAACCTATGAGGACAACACCTCCACCACTTCCAATCAATGAACTGTTTGAAATCTGCACCCGAGCTACAGACGACAAAGTATGGGCCATAAGCGATGACACATCTCAGTGGATCGTGTACACTTCAAGCAAAAAGAGCTTAGGCCGAATACCCAAGACTTACAGAGGCATGCAAGTCGTAGGCTTTGTTTATCCGAGGCCAAGAATTCTCAAAAACGGCTAGGAGCAAAAGTTTCGAGCATTGCTTCCTTTTATGGTTCACACTTAGACAAACTTGCCTATACTAACAGGTAGGAGTTTGCCATGAAGCGTAAAAAAACCAGTTACACTGTCTTGATTGTAGTTACGGGACTTATTGTTCTCTATGGAGGGTGTGATAGGTCGTATTTGCCTTGGAACCAGAGTCCTTGGTCAACAGACAACACCCAGAGTCAGTCACACGACGAAGACGAACGAGTTGAACAGGCCCCCTCTGAGGATTTCTGTGAGGAACTGGAGCCGTCAATAGATGACTATCGTTCTTTCCTTGAGGATGATTCCCTTTCGGAGTCACGCCGCCGAAATATTCGTATCCTTATTGAGCAATATGATCGTGAGTGTCAAGGCACCTAGCCAAGTTTCTATTTTTGTATTTGTAAAGTTGTTTAACAACTCAATGAAAGAGTGCATCATATACAGATGGGCAAACCTGACAACACGTTTTGGCTTGGACAGCTGAAAGAGCTTGAACGGCATTGCAATAAAAAAGGTTTCAAGGTTGTCTACAAGGATGTTTTAACGGATGCGGTCTATTACAATAAGAAAGTTTTCATTATGAGCAATAGGTTGAACAAGGAAATCTCAACCTATCACTTACTCCACGAACTCGGCCACCTAAAAGTGATGGGCAAGAAGAAGTCATATAAAGAAAACTATGATTATGTTTTTACCAATTTTAGCAATGCTAGTCTTACTCATCGGTTTGCAATAGTTCAAGAAGAACTTGACGCCTGGCGAGAAGGACTTATATTGTCACGACAACTTGGAATCCACGTAAACAGACGCAAGTGGGAGATAGCAAAAACAAAATGTATCTCTACCTACCTCTCCTGGGCAGTAAGAAACAAGGAACGTAAGAAACAAAGGGCGAACGCTTGATGAAAACGGCAGCAAATAAAATTCCACAGACAAGAAAGAAGAGCAAGGCTCACCTAAAAGACGAGGCTCTCTTTTATGAGTATGCAGAAACCAAAGACCAGCAGCTCCGCAATCGACTGGTTAGGAACAATCAAGCCTTAGTGACATTTATTGTCAACAAGTATTATTCTGGCAAGAAGGACCACAAAAAGTATCGTGAAGACCTTCTACAAGAGGGTACGCTTGGGCTTATGTCGGCGATTGATGGATACAAGGTAGAACTGGGCTACAAGTTTAGCACCTATGCCACCTGGTGGATCAGGCAAGCAGTCAACAATTACTTAATCAATATTGAGCCAATGATTCATGTGCCTTCTCACGTAAGAACACAACACAATAAAATTATACGCAAGCTTAGAGCCGAGAACAAGACTTTTCAAGAGTTGATTGAAGAGGGCATCACGGCTATTGAAGTAAATGGCGAGAAGGTATCAGAAAAAATGATGCGCTCTGTACAAAGCGCCATTAGATCCCGCTGGATTTCGTCGTTCGACAAGCCGATTGGTAGAAATGCTCAAGACGGTGATTCAGGCACATTGAAAGACATCCTCCCAGAAGAGAAGGTACCGACCGATAAGCTTTTTGACCAATTAAAAATGGTGCAGATAATTGCACGAGGCCTCAAAACTCTGGATGAACGTGAACGAAACATTCTTCTGCTACGTTTTGACGTAATATCTGAAGATAACATCGAACCAAAGGCACCGAAAGAGTAATTGCATGAGCGAGAAGTCGGACGAAAAGAATGAAGGCCTCCCAAAGGAAGCGGTAACCCAGGGGTCTAAAAAAGACCCAGGGCCTACCGCAGGTTCAGAACCTACACCAAAAGTTTCCAAGAAGGCAAAAATGAAGAAACTATTCATGCCTGTTGAGGAATATCAGATGGAACTTACTGAAGCTCAACGAACAGCTATAATAGAACAAGGTATTTCAAGGTATCCTAACCTGTTTGATATTCGAGGATTCAAAGAAGATATTAGCTCTAAATATCCGTTTGTAGAGATGTCTGATGCAGCTCTGTTATACACCTCACTTTTTGAGATGAATCTCAAAACAATTCTCCGCAAAGCACGAAAGAAAAAGGTCGTGAACTGATGGCAAAGGTTTTGCCTGGCAAAGGACAAAAAACGATTCCTGGAATTTATTTCATTCGCAACAATTTCAACCGACGGGTGTACGTTGGAAGTGCTGTAAATGTGCAACGTCGTAAAATCGAGCACAAAAAACTTCTAAAAGCTGAAAACCACCCCAATAGGTTTTTGCAAAATGACTTTAAGAAACATCAAGGCTCATTTAATGAGATCTTTACTTTCGAAGTAAAAGAACATGTCTTAGATAAGAATTCCCTCTTGAAAAGAGAACAGTATTACCTGGACCGATTGTATGATTCACAAGACATATGTTATAATTTGGCGCCAGTAGCCAATAGTGCTTTAGGTGTCAAGTGGTCGGAAACTTCAAAAAAACTACATTCAGACAAGCGTGTTGGAAAAGGAAATCCAATGTGGGGAAAACAACATCATATAAAAACTCGTTTATTGATGGCAACAAAACAGCAAAAACGTGTGGAGCAATTTACGTCTGACGGAACATTAATTGCCAAACATGATTCAATTTCTGGGGCGGCAGCGGCAGTTGGGCTTACAAGGCAAATGATTGGGCATTGTTGTAACGGGAATAGAAAATCAGGCAAAGGTTTCATTTGGAGATTTGAAAAGTGATTAAAAGAAAAAAAGAAAAGAAGTATGTAACAGTTCAAGAAGGAACTGATTTCCGAACAATAGCTAAGATCATGACCGAGAAGGGTTACAAAATGAACCACGCTACAGCGAGGAATGTTTTGATATCGGCAATTAAAAAGCTACTGACTCATTCAGCAGAAGAGGTCGGAACTAAGCTTTCTACAGAACAGATGAATGCCCTAGTTAAAGATCAAGGCCTACATAGCGCCTTGGCCGACGTGCTCTATAGAGCTAGGAACCCTAAGGAAAAATAGAAGATGGCCATTAAAAAGCAGAAGCCTTCACTTGGAGGAATACTCAAGCGACGAAGGACGACCGTCCCAAAGTATTTCGCAAATCTAGGCGTCACAACCCACGAACAGCTCGTCACAGTTCTAGAGTCACTTCTCGGAAGATTCAGAGTATCAGAACAACTACAAGAAGAAGCCTTTGCTTGGATAGCCACACTTAAAACGCCCGAGGTTATTCTGCAAAAGGAAGAAGTTGTTGTGGAGCCTGTCGTGGCAGAAGTGCCACCCGAAAAACCTGAAAAGCCTGTAAGCCGTCCTACAGGCCGTTCTAAGACCAAGAGGAAGACCCAGACCAAAAAGAAGAGTCCGCCAAAATCCTCAAACGAAGAAGAGGAGTAGGATAAACCGCTTAGGCGGTTTTTTCGTTTAAGGACATCTGGGTTTGTGGTATCATACCTGCATGCCCAGATATAAAGCCCACCCACGTTTCACCGCAGGTGCCTTGTTACTGTTTTCTAGGAAGTCACCAGGCAGGAAAAGCTTTCGGTATTTCCATGCCTCGGAGATTAAAATTGCTGAAAACCAGGTGTATTCACGGCATGAACTTACTGGGGAAGTGTTTTCAGGGTTTATGTCACCTGGAGTTATCTTTTTTCCTCTTAGCTGATCCAGAGTATGTGAGCCTAAAGCGTGAGGTGGGTTCAAAAACCCGAAACTCTAACAGACGTCGTCGTCCAACCACCCATGAGAAACGCTGGAAACTTTGTATTCTCTTTAAAGAAAAGGTTTTTCATATGTACCTAATAAAAAGAGAATTCGATGAAATGCTTGCAAAAGCAGTTCCAAGAAGACTAAACAAGGATTATGATAATCAGCCCTCTCCCAGAGATTAGAAAATTGGCAGAGATCGTTACAGAGACTGCCTTCAGTTTCGTTGAACGCCGCTTGCTTCTGTCAAGCAATCCTCTTTTAAAAAAAGCTTTACAGGCTTTAGAGGAAACTTACGACCTTGCCAATACCCGACGCATTCGTGTCGAATGCAAGAGACTTAAGTTTGAACTGTGTAAGACATACAACCTTAGGCCTGGTTCTATGGCATTGTTGAAAAGTAATTTGCCAGTCAAGACGGGTATCCCAGCTAGGCATTCCCGCCCTGGTTACCAGAAGTGGCTCACAATACCCGAAGGAGAATACGTGCTGTATTTGGATGTAGTCCCCGACCAAAATTTTGACGTCCCAACCCTCCAGCTTTTATGGGGAGACAAGATCGTTTTCTTGCATCAGGACAGCAGAGTCCACCAAGACTTAGGCAACCTCGGCGACTTTCTGGAAAAAGTACAAACCAAATGACTGATTACGCCAAATACAATGAAGAGCTTGCAGCAGCAGGCTTTACACCTGGTCGTCTAGTTACACCTAAGAATAACACCTACTTTTGGAATGAGTTCGGAACACCAGTGTTTGAGAAACTAGAGCTGGCAGGCGGAACAAGCAAAGAGTGGATACGTGGTGAGAAGATTGTTCTGGTAGATAAAGGAACCGTTCTCATGTTCCTTGGCCTACTTGAAAGAGAGGTTGGCAGAAGCGAGGTCCATTCTTTGGGAGTGCCGACTATTACCGAATACACGACACATAGGCTATTGTGCTTTCTATACGGGGATAAAGTTGTCTGGTGGCATTATGAATCCATTGATGCCCCCGCTGTCCAACTTTCCATAAAATTCGAGGCAATCCCTTTGTGAAAAAGAAGCTGAAGAATCAAGCACTATTGGATAGGCTCAACAGTGGCATGGCTGTTATACACACGCCGCCAGGAGCCCTGGTACAATTTAAGCGTCCCTTGGGCCTAATTACTGTACTGATAACAAAAGACAAAGCCCCTTTTCGCCCGAATTTCTTTAAAGGTTTTGACGCCAAAGAAAAGGCCCTTATGCTATATCTTGGTATAGCAAAAATTAGTCTATGTGCTATCGAAGAAAATCGACTCATTGGCTTCCTGGATAGCACAAATTTTGCCCATCAGTTTTACTATGGTGAGAAAAGTGTGTATCTTAGGATTAGAAGCCCAGATCAGTACTACGATATTTTTCGGAAATACTTCATTAAAGTGAACACTAAAGACAACCCTGGCAGGTAACTAATGCAACGTCGCAAAGTAAGCCACAAGCAGAAAAAAATATGCCGCACCCTTCTGAGTTCACTGGAACTTGCGTATGGGATTACGCCAGGAACAATTTTTCGCTCAAGAGCTAACAACCACTTAATGGAGCTACGAGGCGAAATCGACAAAGACAAGGTAGTTGTGTCTTTTCCTGAGCAGGGATGGCTTAGACCCGTTTCGATTAAAAAAGACAGCCTGTTGATGTTCATAGATATTATTTATGATCCTTTCATCAAATGCCACTTTCTTAGGCTTCTTGCTGGAGAAGTTTTGGTAGGCTTTCGACACAAGAAAGGCAGAACAGTCGCTCGACTAGTAAGCGAGTTTGAAAAGCTGGACTTAAGCAAAGGCTCAACAGATGCCTGACAATCGAAGTTACCGAGCTGGGGCTGTATGGCGGACCAGAACCAAAATTCCAACTCACCTCGATACTACTGTTGTAAAGGAAAAAAGAAAGCTAACCATTCCAAAAGACGAATATGTGTTGCTACTTGCATATTATATGAATCGAAATTTTAGTGAACACCTAGCTTTGCTCTGGAATGGCATAGTAGTATTTGCATTTGATGTAGACACCGCATATCAATTTGATATTGACCCGAGGGGTTACAACACAAAAGAAAAAATTGATGACGATGTGTAACCTTGGCCGAAAGCTTTGTCGTGCGTTATTCTATTTAAAAATACTCTAACTGTGGTACAATGTCCTGGGCGGACATCTTTATCAACGTGGAGAATAAAGAATTTACGGTAGGAAGTTTGTTCAGGGCGGTAGGGAAATCTAGCGCTATCACAACAGACCCCTGGGGGTCAACAGATAGAACAATTACCCATGCTGACCATGTCGTCATTCGAACTGGTGGTTATGTGTTACTCGTTGAACGAGCAACGATGGGTGACAAGGCTGATATGTGGATTTGGATTCATCAGGAAAAAGTAGTATGGCAGGTTATGCGAAAAACAAAGTTCGAAAAGTGTTGGAAACAGGCTTAGATGACAGCCCACAGGTCGGCAGACTGTACATAACAAACCGTAGCGTAAAAGCTTCCACAGCTCCATCTTGTGAGTTCTTTAAGTGGAATAAAAGACTGGCTTGGGCGGATAACTTCCAAAATCATTCACGAAGTTTCCTCACAATAGATGAGATCGAATATTGGCGACGCCACATCGCCTATTTCCCACGAACATCACCAAGAATGGAGTGTTGCCATGTTGGCCTGATCATTTCAGTGCGCAAGGGCCAGGTTGCGTTTGTTGATTTGGAATATATGGAAAGCATAGAGTACATTGGGATAGAATATCAAATGTTGATTGGAGAAAAAGTCGTGTGGCTTTCCTACGCTTCGGAAGAAGGGTTTTTGAACGATTGGTATCCATACCAGAAATGACTATGAAGAACATAAAAGTAGGAAAACTTTATCGCCTAGAACCTGACACGGTCAGACTTGAGAGTGTTGACATTCTTGATCCTGGTACTGGAGAAATAGTTTGGCCCATTTGGTACCACTGGCAAAGTGACAACCCATGGCGCCGACTAGAAACAACACCATTGCTTCTAGTCGAGAAGCGATTGTTTATCGAGCCTCCTCCCAATTCAGTTGTCAACCCTCTGGATACCCATGTCACAGAGTTTTCTTTACTTTTTGTAGAGACCCTTGTCACAGTCGTACTCTCACAAGAGGCTGATTTTATAAAACACTTCTACTTAGCGACGAAGTAGAAGTGGGTTTACAACCCACTACTTATGAACTACACTACTTGTAGTACTTTTCTTTGATAATTTTGGGGGCGAAATGGTTTCGACTTGGAAAAAGACGGGACGGTTGCGTTGCGGTGGGTGTTTATGACCACTTGAATCCTGTAGACAACTATAAATGCAGATAATGCACCACTCGCTCTTGCTGCCTGAAAAGACCAGTTGAAGAGCCGTTGATTGACTAGCCATGTCTCGGCTACCATGAGGCGTAAATAAAGAGATTGGACGAAATCACTGCTGCTACTAAGTGATAAGTCGAGATTAATAGAAGCAAAGAACCTGTTGGGCGTTTGGTACCTTGAGCAGTAGATCAGAAATCAGACTAGGCAACGTAGATACTATTCTAGGCATTTTCAAACACGGCGCTTCGAAGCGCCCGCCTCCACTAACACGTCTACCCGCACCCATTACTTGAGTGCGGGTAGATTTCTTTAAGTCCTGGCCAATAAGTTCAAAAGCCGTTGAGGGCGTGGTATGCTATAAGGTATGAGTGGCAGAAGAACCTACAACGTATTCAGGATCGGAGACTCAGGACCACCTGACTTCCCTTATCAAATGAACGTTGATGGTATCCTTGCTGCCTGGGTTTTCAAACAGTACTACCAACGCCTCACAGGTGAGCGCTATCATATTTACAATTTTCAGATAGAAAGAAGGTGTAGTAGAGATGAAGAATCGAGTGAAAGAACTTGAAGAGCAGGTTGCCTGAAAAATACGGAGACCCTCTAATCGGCGAAATTGAGTTTATTTTTGGGGAAAGAATGCTAAGGTATGTATGTGATGCTTGTAGCCTGTCTTGCATGCTAGACCACGTGGAGTTAGAAACAAATGAGTAATATTTGGTCCGCAAAAGACCTCATCATGCGCCTGAAGAAGCAATATGCAGCTGCCAGCACTGTTCAGGTAGGCGACATTATTGTAACAGAAGATGAAGCTTGGGAAGTAGCTGAGGTTCACCAAAACCCTAACGGATTTTTGTCTATCTTGGACAAAGAGGGCAGCGGTTTCATGGAGATCTCACCAGCAGCAGCTGTAGTTATTGTAAACAGGGTTTGTTATGGCCGATGAATACGGGGACAAAGAAGCCATAATGGAGATGGAGAAGTTTTTTGATGAGGTTGACTCATTTGCAAAGATGTTCTCGACCCCAAGTTCACCATGGGACCTGGACAACTTCAAAAAGGAGGTTGCGGTTATTTGGTTTCCACAGTTTAAACAAGCTTACAATGAAGGTAAGGTAGACCTAACATGGGGCACAAACCCAAACTACGCTTTTGTGAAGTGGTGTTGGCAAAACCTGGTGAAGTTCAAAGAAGGAATTATCAATGATCGGAGTCCAACGTGACTGAAAACACGGAAGCAAAAAGTGAGCTGTACTTCAGCATGGATATTGAAGCTGATGGGCCTTACCCGTTAGATTACTCAATGCTTAGTCTGGGTGTCACAGCGCTTCTTCCCGACGGAACGGAATTGTCAACCTTCGAAGTGAATTTTGAACAGCTTCCTGGTGCACGGGAGCATCCTGCCACAATGGAATGGTGGGAGCAATTCCCAGAAGCCTGGGAGTATTGCCGCCAAGACCTAAAGAGTCCGTCTGACGGGATGGAAGAATTTGTCACGTGGGTTGAAAATACTTGTGGCAATAGATACAAACCCGTAGCAGTGGCCATGCCGAGCACGTTTGACTACATGTTTGTCTACATCTACATGATGAAGTTTGCTGGCCGAGCACCGTTCTCATTTTCTTGTATCGATATGAAGTCGATGGCGATGACCTTGCTCAAGAAGAAGTCATTCCGTAGATCTGGCAAACAAAATTGGCCGAAGAGGTGGTTCACTGACTTGCCACATACACACAAAGCTATTGACGATGCTAGGGAGCAGGGCCAGTCTTTTATTCGAATGTTGAAGGAAGTGCAAGGTAAGTGATGCCTGTGGCCAACCCTCAACTAGACTTTCTAGTTCCACATATAGGAAAACTTATGAATGTACCAGAGTCAGCTCCAAGGAAGGACCTGACTGAATTAAATGGGACACCTATCATGTGGAAGTCAAATGATCCAATCAAAGCAGCGCTTAGATTTGTTAGATTTTTTGTTGCTCGCACTGGAGGGTCTATGCAGGCAATACTAAAGAATACGGAAAATGGCCTCGATCGTAGGTACTATTGTAAGTGTAAAGATTTTGAGAAGCTGATAAAATCCACTCCAGCAATTGCTGGGGTTTTTGTAACTGAGTGGCGCTTTCGTAGAAGCGGACGAAACATTTATATCCTTGAGGCTTAAGATAAGAACATGACCAAGTCATTCACAGAACATTTCTGGTAACTCCACAATCGTGGACCTCCTCCTAACTAACCTTTAGTTTATAAATTGGTTAGCAAGATAAGATAATAAAATCCATAGGAGGAAGAAATGAAAGCATTGACCAGAAAAGATTTGATCGCCCTGAAAGCTGTTATAAAGGGCTTAGCTGCGGAGTCCCAAGATATCCGTAGAAAATATATACTGCCAAATCATGGCAGCAAGCGAGACTACGCTTGGTGTGAGAAACGTGCTCTCGGGCATTACACCCGAGTCCACTTGCTTGCATACGCATTGATGCGTGGTTTGGATCGGAATCAGCTAGAGAAGATTAACCCTAGGAATAACCCAGCTCACAGTCAAACATATTACCATAAAGCGCTGGCAAAGGAAATATATCAGGTTTGCCGTAGTTTTGGTACGTATCGTGTACATTGGACTAGGGAACTAAATGAAGAGGCAATCGTCGCCTGGCTCCATGGCGAGAAGAACGAGATTTTCGAGCGCCCTGTGCCACCTGATCCAGGTAAACTTCGTTTAAAATCACTGGTGCAAAGACGTCTAAAAATGTCTGGACAAGCCTGAAATGGAAAACGACAAAGAAGTTTACCTAGTTCCGAAAGGGCAACCTTCAACAAGGATGGGATGATTATCACGCTCATAAAAAATACTGGCAGCAGGAAAATGGTGCATTCGATCATGTAGGCAAAAAGCCAATCGGTTTTGTCAACTACGAACAAATTTTTGGTGGCTTAGTTTCGGCCGACGGTAAACTGGTTGAAACAGAAGAAGAATCATGCTAAGCCTAATGATAGGCTCCTTTAGTTCAGTGGTCAGAACAGACGGCTTTAAACCGTTGTGTCGGGGGTTCGACTCCCTCAAGGAGCGTAATAGGTATGACTAATTTGGAAACCCTGGAAATTCCCTGGGTTGTTGAGGGCAATGTCAGAGTACGTGTTCCATGGGAATTTTATTCACTAAAACAAGGGGAAAAGCGTTTAATCATGTGGGCGGTCAACAAGCCATTTAAGGCAGCGTTTAAACCATATAGATTTCCAATGGCTTACAGTAAGGTCAAAATGATCAACACTGCAAACGACCAAGAATTCTGGATTCGCCCTGTGGATTTTGAGCATGCCTTTTACAGCACGGCCGTAATCCAGGGCGTTTTCATCGGTGAATGGGAGATCCGACAAACGAAAGGCAAGTACTACGGACTAAAATTAGCTTGAAAATCAACAGCTTAAATGCCAATAGCCGCCCATGGCGGGCGGCTAGGCGGCTATTTTGAGTGAATAGGTTACTGAGATCAGTAGCTGCCAGAACCTGCAACAACTACCCAATGGTAGTTGCCAGAGCCTGAAACAGAAGCAACAAGGTCAGCTACAGCTGTAGGACCAGTGAGCTTGTATTCAAGGGTTGCAGCGCTAAGGATAATACCCTGTTTGACAACTGGCTGGCCAGTTGCGCCTGAAAGAACCGCAGCACCAGTGGTCTCATCCTTATGAATAAGAACTCTTAGTCCAACTTCTTCGCTTCCAATTGTTGGAAGCGAACCAGTGACCAAGCCACCTGCGCCTGGGTTGAGCACGTGGAATGGGGGTGCAACTGTTGCTGTGCCTGTAACATCGGGAGATGAAATAGTTGCATTTTCGACAGTGCGATTTGCAACGACAAGAATGTCGTTTGAGCCAGCGATTGTTTCTGTAACAATGCCTCGTGAATCAATTGTAGTTTTA